AAATTATATACAAAGGAAAAATTATGACAACAACAATCACAATCAAAGATCGAGCAGTCAATGCCACATACCAAAATGTTACAGGATTAACAGGCGGTACTGGCGATGGTGCTACATTTGATGTAACAAAAACCAATGGAGTTTACTCCGTTGTACTTGATAGCCTAGCCGCAAGCGCAGGTACAGGTTATGTGGCAGGCGATACAATTACTCTTGCTGGCACAGCACTAGGTGGCACAGCGGCTAACAATTTGATTGTTACAGTGGCCACAGTTGGCACTGCTGGTAAGATTGCTACATTTGGTGTAGTAGGCACAGGTCGTGTAGGTGATGGCACAGTTGATGTTACAGTAGATGTCACAGGTACCGCAGGTGTTGACACTTACACAATGGGTGGTGCAAGCACTGAATACACTGTTACTAAGACAGCTGGCAACATTGAATTAGACAGCACATTGGTCAGCAACATGGAATTTAATCTTGCCGACCACGAACGTGTGGTGTTCACAGACAAAGCTGTTGCCTATGATGCCGCAGGCCGTGCAGGTGATGTATATGCATTGTTAGCTGCCGCACTTGGCACCGCAGATGTAACTAATGCATACAAAGGCATTGGTATCAGTCTTGCTGATGCAGGTTGGACAAACAAAGAACTAGCAACAGCATTGCTAGCCACAGATGCTTACAAAACTGATGCAGGCGGTGTTAGCAACGAAACATTTATTAAGCATGTCTACAAAAATGTATTTGGCTCTGATGCTACATTGACTCAAGTCACTGACTACACAGCTTGGATGACCAATAGCAATTTGAGCCAAGCTGATGTCCTGGTTGCTGCCAGTGAGTTGACAGCTTTTGAAACCACAATTGGCCTGGTTGGACTAGCAACTACTGGTATCGAGTACACACCAGTAACAGTTTAATTTATTACACTGACTCAAAAAGGTCCATAATGGACCTTTTCTTTTGGCAAAGTTATGGTGAATTACACAAACTTTGTAATGAAGATTCACTCGACATTTCATGTAGATCTTGTTACTATTGCTATACACAAGAACAATGTGTATTTTATAATTGATCCAAAGGAAAACATGTGAAAAAACTTTTATTAGTAGCCGGTACAATATTACTTGGCATTTCGTCTGCTTGCCAGGCAAACTATTCTGCAGAAAACAAAATTATCAAGGTAGTCATTCCGCAACAACCGTCAAGCGGCTTAGGCACGTTATATCAACATATAGAAGCTTATGCCAACAAACAAAATATAAAAATGATACCTGTGTACAAGCCAGGTGCACAAAGTAAGATAGGTATAGATTATGTCAGTAAAGAAAAGAATGATGGCAATACACTTTTATTTTCCACTGTCAGTGACTATGTTGGAGTAAATGCAGACTTTGAAGCAGTAGCACCTGTTACAAAAATTAACATGATTCTTGTGGCCAGTAAAAAAAGCAAAATTAAAACAGTCACAGACATTGTACAACAGGAACAAGCAAATCCAGGAAAACTAACCTGGGCATACATGTCGTCAGCACAGGTTGTGTATATTGATAATTTTGCTAAAGTCAGTGGCATGGATGCAAACAAAATTTATAAGGTTCCGTTTGGCAACAATACTGGAGTAGGTGTGGTTAACGGAGACGCAGACCTAACAGTGCTATCACCATCTGTTGTAATTTCGCTTAAAGACCATTTGACAGTGGTAGACATTGACGACGCAACAAAACAAAAATTGTCTGCAAAGGATAATGCCACAGGCTTATTCTTGCCCAAGAACTCAAGTAAAGATTCGGTTAAATTTTGGAATAAATTTGTCAATGACCTGCTGAATGATGAAGACTTTAAACTGGCCTTGAAACCATTGAATACCAGGACCTTTACCAATGCAACATCTAGAGAACTAGAGAACATTGTCGATAATTGGAAACAGTGATGACACGTACAATATTAGTTACATCAAAATTTTTAAAGCCTATAGCAGGTCACCAAGTTAGTGCTCGACATAAACGAGCTGTCAAAGACTTTACGGCCAGGCATAATCCAAATGGCTATAGTGTAAGCTCAAGCATTGAAGGTTTACTGCTGAAATTAAACACCGTAAAAAGCTACGATGAAATCCCTGAAAAGATAGCTGTCTCCTATCCAGATTTAATCAGCAGAGGAATTGATCTCAAAGACACATTTGATGTAATCAGGTTAACTGCACGCCTGGCCGCAAATAAATTCAATGAAAAACCCCAAGAACTACTGGTTACTGGGCATGTGGGATATAGAAGCCTTGCAGTTGCAGACTGTAAAAAATTAATATCAGCAGGCTTTGTTGGATGCACACTTTCTCCATTGGTATATGGAATAGAAGCCGCAGAAGAAAGTGCGTATTGTAACAAAAAAGATCCTTACCATTGGAGTCCAATGGCCATCAAAGATAAAGCAATTATTGAAACGCATGAACCATTGGAAATAACACTGACATTCAGACAAGACCAGATTCTAAAAATGATTTGTACACACGGCATGACAAACCATCAAATAGCCCGACGCTTGAACCTTAGTGAAAGTACAGTTAAGATGCACATTGGAGTCATACTGAAAAAATACAACGCCCAACATCGTACTCAACTGGTTCTTTTGGACAAACAGCCTAGACTATAGTACAGGTTGTTGTATTGTGCGTGGTTGTAACTAATTGTAACAACAAGGAATTACATGCAAAATACAAACAACCTACCTAGACTTACCAATAGGCAACAAGAGGTATTCAATTTGATTGCTAACCGAGGTATTAGCAACAAACAAATTGCTCGAACACTAGGCATCAGTGAAAGCACAGTTAAGATACACGTAAGTGCTGTTATGCGTAATCTTTGTGTTAGGAATAGAACACAGTTGGCTCTAATGAAATCAATTGTGAGTATTACAGATTAAACTTTTTAGTTTAACTGCACATTCTTCAAATGTAGGATTGCCTTTGAATCTTAAACTTAGGCACCATCTGGCTTTTTCATCGGTGTTTTCAACACTATGAATTACACTTGTCCTGACTAAAGTAGGTTTAGTAATCATAAATTTGTCTAGGACGGTAAAATCATTCGTATTGTGAAATTTATTATTGTTTCTTGTACCATAGTGTATACCATTTAATTTGGCTTTTTCAAACGTTGGTAAGACTTGAGGTAATGTTGTTGAAAACCAATACATCAGCGATTCTGTATTGTCCAGGTTGATATTAACTGCACAATTCCAGGAGTCCCATGTATTTGTACTGCTATTATGAATTACATCATGATGAACTGCTCCTGTTAAGCCAGGCGACTTGTGGAATATTTCTACGTCATGCAATTCCAAATCTAATTTAGAAAAAAGTTCAGTTATTTCTGAATGTATGAATTTTGATGGTACGTGCCAATACTTTGGATACAGACTATCTATGGCCGGGCGCACATAATCGTCTGTTAGAATTTTTTCTTGCAAATCAAGTTCTAGATAATACATATAATTTAAAGATTAAAGTACTCAGCAATACCTGCTCGTTCGGCCCACTCTTTATTGAATTTTCCGTCGATTCGTAAACTCCATGCCGCACATTGCGGATGGCCTTCACTTGCATGGATATTGTGAGTATTGAACACACATGCTCTGCTGGTAGAATGGTGTGTTTCACCAGTTTCATGATCCTTAATAACCAATCTCTTGGGTACAACGCCTGTTAGCCAAATAAATGGGTCCATTGTATTTTTCTTAGACAAATCATTCTCGGGGTAGTCACAATGAAGAGCTGTCCGCTGTCCAGGCTCGCTGATCCAAAAAATTACTCTGCCGTACTCAGTAAAGCAATTCTGTGCATCTATCCAATCAAATAAAAATTTAAATTGATCATCAAATCCATATTTTATTGCATTACTTTTCAGATGCTTTTCATGATACTTTGCTGGATATCCTTTATTACCTCGTAAGATAAAACCATTTCCAAGTGTAACTGCTCCAGATAATTTAGCATAATGCAAGGCTTCTACACGAGTTAACTCGGGCATTTCTGCCAGAATACGATCACGCTCATTATATACACTCACTGTAGATTGATCATAAAGTGTATTTTGGCTAGTACCAGAAGGACTAAAATGTGCATGATTCTTAGCCAAACCAAACGCAATTTTATCGTTCATCTCGTCGAATGCTTTCATGTCTAGATAGTTTTCTAGATTACAAAATATTTGATTATTAATTAGATGCATATTATTTTTCCTTGGGCATTGTATTTAACTTTATACTGTTCATTGGGCAGTCTCACCTGAAAACAGCAGGTTATTGTTTTTAAAAACGTCTCTCCAATATCCCGACGTTGGAACCAAAGCCCAAAGTTTGGTATTTTCAAAAACTATCAATGTTCGTTTACCTCTGAATTGATTCACTGCCTGGGAGACACCTGGGAAAATAGATAAAAAGTCATCCCCAATCAACAGATCAGTGTCGGTCATAAACTTCTTAATGTCATTTCTAACATCTTCGTAATAGTGAGAGGCATCAATGAATGTTAAATTATATTTTTTGTCTCTGACAAAGTCTCTGCTAGCAACCGGATGTACATCTAAATCGTTATAGATATCATCTCCTACGCAAAATTTGAATGCCTTTTGCCATCCACTAAAAATTGCAATATGCTTTGCTCTTTCGTATAGATCGGGATCTCCCATTTCAAAATTTACTTGCCTAAATGTTTTTTCAATTAAAGTAGGATCAAGGAATCCTCTAAAATTATCCACCACTGTCATTTTCACTGAGGGCAATTTTCCATTGTACAAGGCAGCAGTTGAACTGCCCAAGAAGCAACCAACTTCTAATATAGATCCATTCTCAGGCACCGCTTGTGCTATCTTTGACAGTAGTGTCAGTTCCTCTAACTTCATCCATCCGGGAATACTTGTGTTAATCATGTTGGTTTATAAGTGTTATCTACTATGCTCATCATTATGTGTATTCTTGGTTCTTGCCCACTGTTTACAAATTTATGACAATTCTTTGCATCTACCCAATATATATCTCCATTGGCCTCAATGGTGTCGAGGCCGGTGGGCATTGATATAATAGGTATATGAATTCTGGCATACTTATCAGCGTTTGTAGGGTATAGTCCAGTGTCTCTCATCCGCATAATTCTTGCCCTGCAAACTGGAGTTGGCATGCTCATAATCAACTCTTCAAATATGGAATTTTTAAATCTGGGAAGTATAGTGCTATAGTCAGTCTCCAGCATGCCTGGTTTCGAAAAGCCAACAGAGTCCCATATATTATTTCTCCACGGATCAATCTGCAAAGGAATTTGAGATTGATAGTGTTTATGTGTTCGTTCTATTTCTAAGACATATTCAAGAGTTGCAGATTTTAGCTCTTCAAATTTTTCAAATTGGGCTATAACTGCAACGGATCTGGTTATTCCACTCATGCTAGCCATGTTGAGCACTTTCATATTCAAGTCGCTTTTTTTCAAAGCCGTTAAACCAATTCTTAACGTGAGCCAAATTGACCACCAATGATTCTAAATCCGCATGTTCGTCCTTTGATTTGACTTTGTATCTAGCCCCAATTTCTTTTGCTTTGCCAGAAACAAGATCATCAAAGTCAATTAGTGTTGCTGATTTATTTGCTATTAGCCAGTCCTGCAGATGACATGCAGAATGATAATTCCAATACATTTTCCTAAATGTTCCTTGTTGGAATGTTGTGGCCTTGCTTTGAGTTAGGCCGTCAAAATTTGAGTTTGTTGATGTTATATAAAAACTTAAAATCTGTTCCCATGCATTTCTACGTACACAAACCCAATGGAAGTCTTTAAATTCTTCAACCAAGAAAGGAAACTCTAATAAAGTTTCTGGCCAAATTGTAATTACACTTTTATCAAATTTTTTGTACTGCTTCAATCTGGTGTAATGTGTCATTGAATTTTTAAACTCACGTTCAGAATCTGACAGTATGTATTCAAGGTACTCATCCCTTCTAATGGCTTTATCATCTTCGATATATGTAGTGCGAGGAGAAAACCATTCACCATGTGCATGGTAGCCAGCATCTTCTACTATTTTTGATAATAGTTTCGTTCCAGATCTAGGAGGAGAAAAGATTACAATGTTGTTATGATCTAGTAGCATTAAAAATTCCAGTCTTTGAATTCTTTTATGTTTCCGGAACAAGATTCTAAATGCTTGACCAGTTCGTTGTAGTTTACACTGACACTGGTTTCTACAGGATAGTTCCAATGTGGGACTGTCCATTCAGGATAATTTTCGTAACCTGTTTTTTTGGTGGGCCATAGTATGTCTTTTCTAAAATACTGTCCTTTAACCAGTCCTTTGAGGTAATAATTGAATCTACTCAGTGGAGCCATCTTCATAGTCTTAGAAGAAACTAAGTCGTTGTTATTATAATACTCAGATACATCTCCCCAGGTTTTAATTAGGTCATCACAGTAGTATGCTGCCAAGCTTTCTGCACTGTATGGGAAATCTAATATTGTTCTATGCTTGCCAATCAGATCAAACCTTAATAGTAAACTTTCGTAATAGTTGTGATAAATGTGAATGCCCTTGTTAGAGTTCCCTATTAGTGCAGGTTCGTTTGCCCCACTCATGATCATTGGAAATTTCTCTGGCAATTGTTTGCTGGCCCATTCAAATGGATGATGCAACAGCGAGATAGATTTTTCTACTTCTTTACGTTTCAACCATGCTTCTTTGTGCTGTTCTAAATTGAGTTCTAGTATCTTAATGCTTATGCCATAGAATTTCGCTGACTCTTTTACCACGTTGTATTCAAAGTCATTGCGTCCTTTGACATGTATAAAGAAAGGCTCAAAATCTGCCTTCATATCTAAAAAGCATCTGAGAATAACCTGACTGTCAACACCTGAACTAAACGCTACATAGACCCGCCCATGTTCAGCGTTGATGCGTTTTACATCATTGTTTAATTCTTCTCTAAGATTGCCAAATGCTCTGGATGGGCTTTCGTATTTTACAATAAATTTACCGTCAATGAGGTCGTAAGTGATTGGATTATTTGTTGTCATATCTTTTTATCATTTTTACAATTTCTGTTTCATACCCTGCTTGACGAGCTGCCACCATCATGGCCGTATTGCCAACATGTATAAATGTAATAGACTTTTTACAATTGCCGTTTTTAACACGACTGTCGTAATATTTAACTATCAACTTCAACAATCCTCTACGCCTGTAGTTTTTGTCTATAGCTGTTAAAATTATTCTAGTGCTGTGTTGTTCCCATACCCAGACCCTAAGTCCGACAATTTCATCATTGTATGTCAGATATATCACCCGACATGATTTTATACTGGGGATAAAATTTGAAGTGGCAAAACCTGCTTCAAGCAATTCTCCCCACTGTCTGGCAAAAAAAGCAGTTACTTTTGCTGGCATGTTTTCATGATTGCAAAAGTTAATTTTTATCTCATTGCCTAGTTTGTCTACTTCGGTGCCAATTAATTGTGTCATGTACATACTTATTGACTCATTGACTGCCTAAACTAACCAATTTGGCGTTTCTTATGGCAAATCAACCAAGTATATGGCATTATAAGTAGTGGTATGCACTTTCTCAATGGATATTATTTTGTTGGCCGCGAAATTGTCGAAAGCAAAGTCCATGCACTGGTTCAAGCCAGTGAAAAAAGGACTGATGTCAAGTGGTGGTATTACAATGAAATTTTTGATAACGCAAATGAAAATTTCCGACTGCATGATGCGTCAGTTGAAGCCATGTACAAGCAACGTGCTCTACAACTTCGCGACTCATACGACTATTTGATCTTAAACTACAGTGGTGGGGCTGATAGCCACAACATACTGGCCACGTTTTTAAAAAATAACATCCGGCTGGATCACATCTTTGTACAATGGCCGGAACGCCTGATGGATCGGGGGCTGTATGTTCCAAATTCAGTTGATAAAAGCAATGCCAATTTCCATAGCGAATGGGACCTGGTCCTAAAAAAAGACTTGGAATGGCTAGGTAAGAATCATCCAGAAATCAAAATAGAAATTGCAGATTGGACCATGACTGTCAGTGACAAGTTCTATTCAGATGATATTTTTGCCAATACAGTAAGCAATCTTCCTAGTATTGCACGAGCACAGAAACAACATACATTTAGCCCTACTGAAGGAAAACTAGCATTGGCAGGTAAAAAAGTTGCTAGTATATTTGGTGTAGACAAACCACAAGTGACGTTTGCAGACGATAAATGGTTTATGAGTTTTGTTGATACAGCTTGTATGGCCGGTGCAAATCCTGATAATCCAAATGGTACTGAATACTTTTATATAACACCAATGATGCCAGAACTTGCAATACTACAGGCGCATAAAGTTGCAGAATGGTACATTGCACATCCTGAAAAACTTTATCTAGTGCGTAATAAAAAATTCCGCTTCAGGAATGAAGCCGGCTACAATCAAATGACCCATCAACAGCACTATGCCGAGTATGACGAAATTGCAGAAATTGTCAAACAAGTTTGCTATCCTGATTGGGATTTTAATAAATTTCAGGCCGCTAAACCGTTTAGTCAACTTGACAATTTACAAATGGGAGTAAGGGCATGGGATAATATTCTTACTGTATTGCCTACTTTTAATAGAACACAACAGGCATGGGAATATCACTGGAAATCGTATCTGGATAAAATCAATCCTCGCTTTATGCGAAGCAGAGATACTGTGGCAGTATGTAGGTCTAGATATTATGAACTCAATCTGAACTCCCCGGGGCCATTGAGCAAACTAAGTATTGAATCATGATTAGATTTACAAAAACGCAGACAAGGTCTGACCAAACAACTCCATATTATGAATCATCTGATGACGAGGTTACGGCCTATTTTAATAATAAATTTATTAAACCACTCAAGTTGCTTGCTGATGTGAAAACGTTGTCTGACGATAAGTTAACATTAGTCAGCGTATCAGACTGGGCCACAGTTGAAGATTATTTAGATATGTTGACTGACGAGTATTGTTATGTTAACATTACGGCTCCAACAAAAGAATATAATGAAAAGAACAATATTATCTTAACAGTTATTGCAGAGGAAATATAAAATGGCATGGGCATGGGGAACTACAGAAATTACAAAGCCAACGAAGGTTGTACAGGAGACTGCAATCTTAGAAGAACCGCATGTGGAAATGTTCGATCCGCACTCGGGTGAGTGGTTGTTAAACAAGTTTGAAACATACAAACAACTTCGTGCAGGAGATACAGCATACTGGAGTAGAAAATACCAAATGTATGCCTTAACTCGTTATGACGATGTTGTGTTTGCTCTAGACAATCCTGAAATATTTTCTTCAGAAGAAGGTAATTTGATTGCTAAAGATTCAGCAAATTTTGAAAAAACATTAGGTGCAAGTAACGATGACTTCCAGCGAATCGCTGAGGTGTTTGCAGAAAGTTGTAGAGAATTAATCAAACCCGTTGATAATTTAAATATTTCCAAAATCATTGAAGACCTAAGTGCAACAGTGGTTACTGAAATGATTAATCCACCTTTTAAGAAAGATGAAATTAAACAGTATGTAAAGCACATACAAAAATATCATACTGGTAGTGTCAAGTATAACACAGATGATACTGGTTATAACATGTATACTGACCTGTTGCTTTCCATGGCAGGTACATTACAAGTTCCACCCAAAGGCCCTGGAATTTATAAAGAGGTTGTTACCAATAACCCTGAAAAGATAGAAATGATGTCATTGTTTGTGGGTCCAGCTGTGTACGGGGCAAGTTCATTGACTGGTGCGTTAGGAATCCTTACACATGATTTATTCAGAGAAAACAAGCTAGATATTATTTTAGCTGACAGAAGTCTAATCCCCAATTTGATCAATGAATCACTGCGATTTCATGCCAGCACCGGTAGATTTTCCCGTACTGTCAAGCAACATGTTAAGTTGCATGGAGTAGACCTTGAACCAGGAACAAAAGTAGCATTGTGTTTAGAATCTGCTAATAGGGATCCAGCAATGTTTCCAGAATCTGACAAATTTTTATTAGGTCGCAACACCAATGGTCACATGGCCCATGCTTGCATTGCGTTACCAATGATCAAACTACTCATGCATGTTTGGGTAGAACAACTCTTGGACTTATATGGTAAATATCGGGTTACAACTGAAAGCAAAGATTTACAGTATGTAATAACATTTTCAGGAAATACCAATATGATCTCTAATTTATATCTGGCAACTGATAAATAAGTTTAAAGAAATATGCTTAGAGTAGCGTATTATTGCATTTAAGTGATGTTTACACAAGGAGCTTTCACACATGTTTAAAGTTGTTAAAATTCAGACTCGTCCGAATACCAGCGTTCCGTTTTGGCAAGGTCGAATTGATCCTGCATTGACCGATGAATTTAGAAATTATTACTACGAAACTTACGTTTTAACTGGTAAGTTTATCTCTGTTACAGCAGAAATTAGTGCAGACGAATTGACACTGACAAACACAATGATTTGGAATTCTGATTCAGACTGGCAATCAATGCTTGCTGACCCAATTGCACAAGAAGGTTTAATTAACAAATCCAAGGCACACTTGGCTACTCATGGTATCACTGAAGTTAATCAGCCTGGTGTAACATTCTAACCTGTAAAAATTAAATTAGAATGGTTGCATGAATAAGTACTTCATGCAAACAATTTTATACACTCTCATCGTAACACATATTACTATTGCATGTGTTACGATGTTTTTACATCGTAGTCAAGCCCATCGAGGCGTTGAATTTCACCCCGTAGTAAGTCATTTCATGCGCTTATGGTTATGGATGACAACGGGTCAAATTACCAAGCAATGGGTGGCCGTACACCGCAAGCATCATAGATTCACAGAGGTAGAAGGTGATCCACATAGCCCACACGTATTTGGTTTTTGGCGTGTGCTGTTTAAGGGTGCCTTCTTATATCATTCAGCTAGCAAAGACGCAGAAATGGTAAAACAATATGGCGCAGGCACACCTGATGATTGGATAGAACAAAATGTTTACACTAAGCATAGTCGTGTGGGCATCATGCTTATGTTGCTGATAGACATCTTACTATTTGGTTGGATGGGGTTAGTAGTATGGGGTATCCAAATGATATGGATTCCATTCTGGGCCGCTGGTGTTATCAATGGTCTAGGTCACTGGTGGGGATATCGTAATGGCGAAACAAAAGATCAAAGCAGGAACATTATGCCTTGGGGCATTCTTATTGGCGGTGAATGTCTTCATAATAATCATCACCTTGAACCCGGCAATCCTCGTCTCAGTCGTCGCTGGTTTGAATTTGATATAGGCTGGCTGTACATTCGAACTTTAGTAATACTCAGACTGGCAACTCTACGTACTTGACAAAATAATTCTTTTATGTTATACTTGTTATATCATCAAGGAGTTTAAATGGAAGATGAAAGCCACTTACCAGTAGCAGAACAAAGCCTGGTGTTCCGTTTGCGAAAGCGAGCAGAAATACGTAGACAAATCCAAAGCCGTAAAAGCGTTACTGAAGGTAAGCCAGATCGCATTGCCGACCTGCTAGAAGAAGCTGCCAACGAAATTGAACGTTTACTAAAATAACATGAAAAAATGGATTACCAGTGACATTCACTTTGGACATGTCAACATATTAAAGTTTTGTGCTGATTCGCGCCCGTTCCGAGATGTTGATGACATGGACACAACAATTATTAAGAATTGGAACAGCTTAGTTGGTCACAATGATATTGTTTACATCTTGGGCGATGTGGCGTTTTTGCCCCCTGATCAAGCTGTGCGTACAATGCGTAGGCTCAACGGCACCAAGATTCTGATCAAAGGAAATCACGATGCCAAGTTGTTGCGCGAGTCATCTGAGTTTATTGATTGCTTTAAGGAAATACACGACTACTTGGATTTAAAACACAATGGTCATCGCATAATAATGTTTCATTATCCAATTTGGGAATGGGATGGCATGCACCACGGCACCATACACTTTCACGGACACTGTCATGGGAGACCAACAAATGTACCTGGCAAGATACTTGACGTTGCAATGGATGCCAATCAATGCTTACCTGTACTGTTAGATGATGCAATTGCCCAAGTAAACAAACTACCTGTAAGGAAACACCACTAATGTCTAGTTTAGCTGAATATTTTGCACTACATCGTCCAGTGGCCAAATGGTCGTTTGGAGAGCGTGTGACGGGTAAGTTCAATGGCGTTCCCTTTGTTGGCACCACCGGCGGCGAAGGTATGATCAATGAGCAAGAAGGTAGCATAGTCACAGTATTTGTAGACTTGCCAATCAAGCACAATGGCACCTGGCATACCACGTTTATCAAAGTAAAGCCCAATGCTATCAAAAAGCTTTCACAACTAGTTTTGCCATAATCTGCTGTATCGGTAACTTCTCGGTGTGTTTAGTGTATAATTAGTTTTGTAAGACAACAGTTTTACTACACACTCAAACACAGGAGAACTACAATGAGTACAATCGCCCCCAACGGCTACACCATTCGTCTTGAACTACTCAAGATGGCAAAAGAAATGCTAGAACAAGACTGGCATGCACAGCGTGATGCTGTTATGACTGACTACAGTACCAGAGTTGGATTTGCAACTGCCCAGGCTGAAAAGATGGGTTTCCAAAATACCACACCACCAACTCAACCCACCTTCCAACCTTTCCCTACAGAGGAACAGATTATCAAGAAGGCCAAAGTCCTAAACGAGTTTATCAATACCAAATAACTTAAACTAGTTTAGCCAAAAGGAGTCTATATGGTAAAGAACTATATAGACTTTCTTGTGAAAGCTTGCTATAATTGTAATACCATCCACATAGTGATGTACTAAAAACAAGGAAACTTAAAATGTTAAAGAAATTCGACGAAACTACTAAACAGTACAAACTGTTCCGCGCCTTGGTTATCAATGGTGAGTCATTGACAGAAGCCGCTATCCAGAAGCGTTTCGGTATCAAGAACCCAACTGCTACAATCAGCGTTATCCGTCAACGTGGTTATGCTGTTTATGCTAATCCGCGTAAAGCTGGCAACGGCGTACAAGTTACTGAATACCGCCATGGTGAAGCCAGCCGCAAGATGGTTGCTTTAGCATACAAAGCACAAGCTATGGGCATCACACTCTAATTTTAAATTAGTTTGTTTACCAAAAGGATGCTACGGCATCCTTTTTTCACGATAAGTATTGCATATAGGAGTAACACATGCCAAAAAGAATTCTAATCATGGGCTTACCTGGAGCAGGTAAGACATATCTAGCACAACATATTGTAGACCACTTACAAGCAGATAAAAAGAAAGTTGGTTGGCTAAATGCCGATGATGTGCGTAAAAAGTACAACGACTGGGATTTCAGTCATGAAGGCCGTATTCGTCAAAGTTTGCGTATGCGTGAACTAGCTGATGCTATGACGGACGTAGATTATGTTATCTGTGACTTTGTTGCACCGCTGGTTGAAATGCGTAACAACTTCAAAGCAGATTGGACAGTATGGGTTGATACCATTCGCGAAGGCCGTTATGCCGACACCAACGCTATGTTCATTGAACCTGAAGTGTACGACTTCCGTATCATAGAACAGAAAGCAGAAAAGTGGGGCGAGTTCATTGCCGCACACATCTTAGACAATAGACGTCGTCCTGTGTTTGATTGGAAAAAAGAAACTGTACAGATGCTGGGTCGTTGGCAACCATGGCATGATGGACATCGTGCATTGTTTGAACGCCTGTTGGCCAAGACAGGACAAGTTGTCATTCAAGTACGTGATGTACAAGGTTGGCAAGGCAGTAATCCATTTGAGGTAGAAAAGGTCAAAAGTTTTATTAAACGTGATTTAGATACCTTATATCAAGGTCAATATGAAATTCAAGTTGTTCCGAATATCGTACATATTGGATGGGGCCGTGGTGTAGGATATACCTCAGGTGAAGAAACATTTAATGATTCAATAACCGATATTAGTGCAACTAAAATCCGTAAAGAATTAGGACTAAAATAACTGATAATAATCAATAATATTAACTATATTATGCTTCAATAATAGTTAATATTATATATTGTAGCAGAAAAACAACAAAAAGCCCTACTTCTTGTAGGGTTTTTCACGAAAGTGGTTGACGGCCGGCCCAAGACCGCTTATAATACATACATACACACAAAAAGGAGCTTCCGAATGCGTAATTTTACTAAACAAGAACACCTTAACAGCATCGATACCAATGATATTGGTGAGTTCATTGAGGACTTTGGCGACGAAACACTGAACAAGGCCTTTGGCAAGTTCTGTATCATGGACGACCAAGGTGCTTACAATTCCTTGTTGGAAGATATGGGCTACCTCGAGGACGAGATTGACAATGAGCAGTGTACCATCGTTCACGATACTGTAGTTGAAACCCTCAAGCAAGTGAACTTGGTGTTTAAGAACTTAGGTTTGGATCTGGAATTCAAAAGTGCAGACATGGTAGAGCACGTGGCCTTTATGCTTACCGGCAAAGGTGACACGCCTGAGGACATGGGCCACCGTATCCGTAAATTGGTTGACGGCAAAGCAGTTTAATAGTATAATACATACATATTAATGGAGTTACCAATGAAACACACTATTATATTAGACAATGGTACCTATCTACAGGTCAATGACTTGGGATGGACCGAGCGTAAGACACCACGCCAGTACAAAAATCTGGCAGAAGCCCAGCACCATTTACAATGGGGCATTGCCATGTGTCATACTAATGTTAAACTTAGAACAGACTACATTGCAACTTATCACAAAGACAAAACTAAATTTGAAAAGGCCGTTGCCAAAGAACAGTCACTGATTAACCAGCTAGAGACACAACCTTATAACAAGGTAGCAGATCAAATTAAGAAGGCTCACTTTAACATTGATCAACTCACTGTCAAGTTTTATCCTGAAAGCCGCCTTAAGGATTTCAACCGTGATACCAAGTTCCTTGCAAGTGCCAAGCAAGTACTTGCCAACAACCCCAGGATCATTCCTTTAGGTTGACAGGATCTAAAAAATCTAGTATAATTAACACATACACACAAGGAACCAAAATGGCTACAACAGACACAGTCCGTAAGTTAGGCAAATTTGAGGAATATTGGAGTGCCAAATATCCTCCAAGTAAAAGCACTAAAGCACAACTGCCAATGGGTAAAGCCAGCGCAGAATTTTGCATGTATGGTTACACACAAAGAACTTTTACCGACGCCACTACACATTACTTTGGAGTCCATACTGCTACTGGTATAGAGGTTAGTGCCAGGACTAGAGAAGGTGCAGTTAAGGCCTTGGCCACAGTAGAGCGCAAACAGACAAAGATTAAAGAGGCTATTGCTTTTTTAAAGTCTGCAGGTTATCAAATTTCCAAATCTGTTTAAGGATAAACATGAAACTCAAAGCACTAACATTAGCTATTGCACTGGCCCTGGGCAGTAATGCCTACGCACAAACAAAGGCTCTTAACTATGAGGCCAAAGAAATTAGTACTGTCCTTAAAGTTGGCGGAGTTACCAACGCATGGGCACGTGGCATCACTGGTAAAGGGGTTACCATTGCTGTACTTGACAATGGTTTTGACTTGGCACACAAAGACTTTGCAGGCAAAGTAGTTGCCAGCAAGAACTTTAACAGTGTTATTGCCTGGAACAACCCCAAAGACCCAACAGCAGTTACTTGGGGCTGGCACGGCACAATGATGGCTGGCATTGCGGCGGCAGCCAACAATGGAGTAGGCACAGTAGGTGTTGCTCCAGATGCTCGGCTTTTATTGGGCCAAGTTGGGCAAGGCGGAGAAACAGTTAGTGTGGAAATGGCCGCAGTATATAAAGGCATTGACTGGGCTAGTGCCAATGGCGCCACAGTTATTAACCTGAGCCTGGGCTCAAACTTTGATAAAAACTTCCAAAAGGGAATGACGTTACTCAATGCCAGCCAAAGCGGCATCTGGAAAGCACCAACTGTAAATGGAGCATTGTATAATGGTTACAGTATCAAAGAAGTTAGTGCGTTTGCAGTAGGCACCAATCGAGGCAGTATCATTGTTGCCTCATCCGGTAACCAAGGCTTGCCTTATGCACAATATCCTGGTGCATTTGCTACACAAGTTGACAGCACAGGCAAACTGGTGCTTGGTGGTCGTATGTTGATTGTTGGTGCCACTGTACCAGACGGCACAAGCATGGCATCCTTCTCAAATCGTGCAGGTAGCATTTGTACACACATTGTAGGCACAACCTGTAATGATCCTTATCTGGTCAAAGACTTCTTTGTTGTGGCACCAGGCATGCAAGTTTATGGCAGTGCTCCAAATCAAATGAACAGGGGTGCTGATGGGTCTATGGCAACAAGCGGCACAAGCCCTGCGGCGGCCTATGTGTCAGGTGGCATTGCATTGATGAAGCAGGCATGGCCACAGTTACGTCCAGAGCAACTGGTAGCAGTCACTCTAAAAACAGCCAAGGATCTTGGTGCAAAGGGTGTTGACGATGTGTTTGGACATGGCTTAGTAGACTTTGATGCGGCAACACGGCCCATGGGCACACTAGTACTTGCCAACAATACAAAGTTAACTGGCTCAGGCCCACAAGGTAAAGTGCTACAATTACAAGGCACAGGCGTAGTAACCGCAGGTGCATCTAGTTTGAGCACCAGCTCAGTATTGCAAAACTCTCAAGCAGTGGATACAATTGGACGCAACTATGCAGTGGACTTGACCAAGGCAGTCAGCTACAGCAATGCACTAAGTTACCAATATGGTACACCTTGGATGAGCATGGCAGGCTCAAACTATAAGCACCTTGTTACGCCACTTGGTCGTGATGGTGTGTTAACACTTATGTCTAGCGATGGTGGTGCATCTAGTCAGTATGAATGGCAACATGACACAAGCACACGTCTAAGCTTTGAGGCAGGTACACTACAAGAACGCAACGGCTTCTTGGGCACACAAGGTGGTGGCGCAATGGCATTTGGTGGTAGCAGTACTGTATGGACAGGTGTTGGCTTTAACCAAGCTATCACTGGCAACACGGCCCTGGTAGGAAACTACACCATGGGTATCACACGTACAGGCAATGTACAAGACAGCATGATCCAACTTGGCTCTAATGTAATTGCTGATTCGTGGAAGCTGGGCGTAGCACAAAACAATTTGATGTTTAGTGGCAAGACCAAAGACACATTAAGTTTAGCGGTAGCTACTCCAGTGGCAGTACGCAAAGGCTATGCAAATGTTACAGGTGTAACAGGCTACACTTACACTGACAATGATGATGGTACAACAGATGCTAACCCAATCACACAAACAGAACGTGTAAGCTTGTCTCCCAAAGCACGTGAGATGAACTTGGTGTTAGGTTATACTGTAACGCAGAACAATACATCATCAATTGGAGTCAATGTAGTTAGACAATTTAATGCAGGTGGGCAAGCAGGCGTACAAGGCACAGGCGTATCAATTATGGCACGTAGCGTATTTTAAGGAAGTTACCAATGTCAAAGAAAACAGCACGTAAAATTGAACTAGATGGTGAAACAGCAGATCGTATCACAGTCTTAAACTTAATAGATTATCGTGCGTATCTTAAAACAGAATTGAATTTGTGGAAGAAGAATCCCAGGTCTGATACTAACCCGGATGGTTATTGGTTGCACCCAGATGATGTAGCAGGTAACATCAAGGCCATTGAGGCTCTTAACTTGATTATCAAACATTTTGGAGAACAGTAATGAATGAGAAACTAGACGCAGAACTTTGTAGCACATACCCCAAGCTATTTGCTAATCGTTATGCAGATATGAAGACAACAGCCATGTGTTGGGGTTTTGACTGCGGTGATGGATGGTATAATATTATTAAGGCATTGTGCAGTAACATTCAACACCACATTGACAACAGCATTAAACGCAACAAGTCTGACAGCGACTACAACATGATGTTAATTGAAATACACCAAGGTAAGTTTGATCGATTTGATGAATACTACAAAGGCTTCCAGGAACACTTTAGGGAAGAAAAACGTGAAGAACTTCTCAAGGAAGAATTCCGTGAGGTGCATCCTGTTGTAGAACAAGTCACAGTAGACCAAGTCAAAGAAAAGTTTGGCGCTTTGCGTTTTTACTACACAGGTGGTAACGATGAAATTAGCGGAATGGTTCGTATGGCTGAGTCAATGAGTGTACTAACTTGTGAAACCTGCGGCAAGCCCGGCGAACAACGGCATGGCGGTTGGATTAGGACCTTGTGTGACGAACACGCGGCAAACCGAACATGACAACATTATATGTACTAGTTGGTGTTCCGGGTTCAGGTAAAACCACTTGGATCGGACTCCAATCTTTTGATTGGGACAATACTGTAATCATCAGCACTGATCGATATGTAGAGCAATATGCTATTGCAATGAACAAAACTTATTCAGATGTCTTTAAAGAGTACATGCCCACAGCAGTAGATAAGATGGCACAGGCCGCAGTAGATGCATTCAAGGCCAATAAGGTTGTAGTTTGGGACCAGACCAGTACTTCAGTTAGTGCTCGTGCAAAAAAGTTACGTATGGTGCCTGCACACTACACCAAGATAGCAGTTGTATTTGAAACGCCACGTAAAGATATACATGATAAGTTTTTGAACCGGCCCGGTAAGAAAATTCCATCTGAAGTGATTCAGAACATGATTTCTAATTTTGTTTATCCATCAGTAAGTGAAGGCTTTGATAAAATTATCATTGCAAAGTTAAAAGGAATAGATCAATGAAAACTAAATTTGCCATTCTTGCCCTTGCCCTTGTATTTGCAGGATGTAGTGGATGCGGTGGTGGTGGCTCTGATGCTCAAACTATCAGTGTATCTGCACCAACTGTACCATCAGCACCAATACTCCCAGCGTATAGTACTACCCTTGGTGTTGCAGAATATAATTTTGAAAATACAGTAATCAAGACCAACGTTGTCCCCAGCAGTGACTTTTATAAACAGCTTGCAACATTCTGGGGTCTTGGCACGTTAGCCCCAATGATACCAGCATTTGATGGCAAAGGCTTGCTTATTGCAAGTTGGACACCTAGCAATAAACCTAATGCTCCTACATTTGTACTTGCACATGGTGGGGGTGGTGGCATAGGCGCTACAGAATTTATATTAGGAGCAGATCTCATATCAAGGACTGGTGCAAATATCTTAATTGTTGACAGTACCTGGAGTCGAGGAAGGATTAGCAACGGTGGCGATAGTATTCCTACATCTGGAAAGACTATGAGTTCTAATGCTCGCATGTTTGATTTGGTTGCCGCAGGAAGATGGCTTGCAACGCAGGGTGTTGATCCTAAGAAAACTTATGCCATTGGTATGAGTCAAGGTGGTTGGGGTGTTTTAAGAGCATTTACAAACGACCCAATGATAACAACATTAGTCAAACCATATTATGCAGGCGGAGTTTCACTTTATCCTCCGTGTGAAGAGCCTGGAACTAAACACACAGAGGAACGTAATTTCACATTCCATAAACTTGGTCCGTACCATAGCAAGGTGCTATTAATTACTGGCGCACTAGACACACTTACGCCTGTATCATATTGCTCAGACTCAACTGTCAAGTCAGTTGACAAGTGGTTGCATTGGGAAGATGCAACGCACTCATTTAACATGTCAACTGGTAGTGCATTTCAGCGATCAATTGATGGCGTTTGTCAAACCATGGTCAATGGCTTTGGCGCACATCAATTCTGTTACAACGAACGCAGAGCAACACAAATGTTAAATGAAGTTCAACAATTTTCAGCAGTAGGACAATGAAAAAAATCTACTATGAAAAGGTTGGCCGGCGCTATAAGCCAGTATCAGAATACGATAGCGAATACTTGGATAGCTTTCCAAAAGGTAATCATCTTGTGATGTGCTATCCAGGCGGACAAAGTCGACGCTTCAATATTAATCCTGCACTGGCACCAATGATTGCCGCAGGACGTTATGCCGAAGATGCCATGAGCGCGGCACTGGTCAAGGCCAGTGAAATGCGCCCGCATAACAAGCCTATTACCGAAAAACAAAAGAAAGCTTGGATAGCCTTGGCCAAGGCCTTTGGTGATGATCGTTACTACATTGAAATCCCCAGTGCTAGAGAAGTTACCGAGGCAGGCTTAAAGGCAATGGAGGTAGAAGCTTCTAAGTTAATGGATCATCCAATGGTGCAGGCCGCTTACAATGAATTTATGGCTACGTGTAAATTAGTTTTGGATTCTAAGTAAGGCTTCATCGACACTTAGCCTTGTTCTTTCAACTTGGCATTGTAATACTACACTGATTGCAATGCGAGGTTTCTCTTTGGTGAAAACAACATGCGGAATACCTGCGTGTATGATGTTGGCACCTATTAAGATTGCTTCTTCAATCACATCACATTCGTCACGTTGCCAACTAAGGTAAGGTGAAACTTGCTTGGTATTGATAACAGTTGGTGCTGTGTTTACATCATAAAGACTTTTAGCATTATCTTTTAAAGCAAACCACTGCATTGGTGCATCTTCTCCGCCAATAATGAAGTTTATCTTACTACAAGATTCTGTAATGTGATCTAGATCGGTATGTATCCTACGTACACTACAGTGTGCTGGTAGATAAAATATCTCAGCAAAACTTATATGTAAATTTTTAGAGTCTGCCCAGGATAGCAACGCAGGCGAAAGTTCAGCAACAGGAAATCCAAAGTGTTTTGCTTCTATTGATGCCCATAGGTAATCAAATTGACTGTTATCAACAACTGCCCAAGGACATTCAATAGGCTTGTAATTTAGGCCCATTGCATTGCTTGCCAGTGCATTCTGATAGTGGTATAACCAGATCCAAAATAGTTTGAACCAGGCATGAACTTAAACAGTTTACCATTGTGTTCTGGATTTGCACAAATTTGCTTTACAGTTTCATAGGCAGCCTCTTCGCTCTTGGCAAAGAATACTTTGTTCTTGCCCCACATAACAGGGAATAGTAGCCCTTGTTGTTGTGCAATCACAGTGGCCCATGTGCGTAGCGGAGCACCTGTACACCAATCATCTACAATGTAAATACCATCATCCTTTAGCTTGGGCACACACTTGCGTATTGTGTCCAAGTTTTCATCTACACCATCACCATAGTCGTGATGAATGATGTCGTACTTGGTGTCACCAAGAGCACCTTCTGTTTGTACACATTCTAATGATAGCGGAACTCCTGTCAAGCGTTCACAGCGTTCTGTAATCCAGACGCTCATGTCAGCAGGAGTTGATAGAGTACCTAACATTTCAATTTCTTCCTTGGTCAAGCAACGATTAAAATGGTCAGCATACCATGCTCCACTGGTGTTTGCGGCTTTGGCACCAATAAAGCTAAGATGGTCAACACCTGTGAATTTTACATTGGTGTGTCCTGTTTCTGCTAGAGCTTGGTTAAAGATACCAACGCCACCGCCCAGGTAAGATCCCAGTTCTAAGAAGGTTTCAATGTTAGGCTTGCTACCAAATAGTAGCCATGATGCTATTACATCCTCTGGTGGGCTTAACATGCCCAATTTTAGGACATGTTGATATATGTTATTAAGGTTTCTCCAGGAATAGTCCACTTTTTCTCCGATAAGTATGTTTATGCTTGATGACTTTTACGTTTACGAAACACCAGATTTTCTTGATGTCAACTACATCACTAACTTAGTTATGCAGAAGTTAGAGACTGATTTTGTCCTTCAGGGCTATGTCAGAATTGATGCCACACAAGATCCATATCTAAAAACTATTTTAGAACGCTTTCCATTCATTGGTGGTTGGCTCAATATCTACCATACTAAACCAGAGGGATATATTCCTTTGCACATTGACGGCCATAGACTTGCGGCCTTTAACATTCCTATTAGTGGCTGTGATGAAACAAGTCAAACAATTTATTATGAACCTGTTGGTGAAGTAGAAAAGGTTTACAAGCCAGATGAACGTCATTACCGGATCAATGGTGAGATGCAGGAAGTATATCGCTTTGCACTGACCAGACCTGCACTAATACGAAACGATGTAGCCCATGATGTCAAGCGATTCAATGCCACCAGTACCAGGATCATTGCCAGCTGGGGAGTTGGCGGAACTTTTGAAGAATGTAGAGATTTGTTCAAATCAATCTTGGAAAAAAGTTAAATTATTTTACTAAAAGACTTGACTTTTAAGTTAAACGGATATATAATAACACTATGCTAAACATTAATCTATTACCAGGTAACACAGGAACAGCCTTAGAGGATACTCCAAGGCCGTAAATCTACACACCTAGTAAAGATTACGGCCCTGGAACTAAACACTCCAGGGTTTTGCTTTTTAGCAAGCTAGAATTTTTTTGATGCGGGATTAGCTCAGTTGGTAGAGCGATACCTTGCCAAGGTATAGGTCGAGAGTTCGAGCCTCTTATCCCGCTCCAAAAGAGTTTTAAAGTGTTGTAAAAATACAACAAAAAACTTTCAAATAAGTGTTGACAAAGTGGCTTAACTGTCGTATAATTGATACTTACACAGCAACAAACGATAGAGTAGTTGTTTAGTTCTTTAACAATTTAGTGGCAATTTTTATGTAAGCACATTAACTTGAACGGATTCTTTCCTAGTATTGCTTTTGTGTTTACCATGCTCGATTCGTCTATCGGTTAGGACGCTGGCCTTTCACGCCGGAAAGAGGGGTTCGATTCCCCTATCGAGTACCATTTGTTTAGTGTTATCAGGGTATCGTGTGCAGACGTGTACACTATGCGGGCCTAACTGGCGAGGGACAGGTCCTAATATAACTGCTTAGTCGCTATGGACGGAAGCGCAACTGACTCCTAAATTGAGCAGATAGCACTAAACAAATGTATGCGAGTATGGAGAAATCGGTATACTCAAGAGACTTAAAATCTCTCGTCGAAAGGCATCCCGGTTCGACCCCGGGTACTCGCACCAAGTTTAGGAGTGGTAGATCAGCTGGTTAGATTACCTGCCTGTCACGCAGGGGGTCGCGGGTTCGAGTCCCGTCCACTCCGCCAAATCCCGTTACTATTTTCGTTAAAATAGCGTTTGATTAGCGATAGAGATCCGGTGGCAGAAAACCGTAAGCGTGGGGCTGGAAACTACCCCTACAGACTCTGATAGGCAGTATCCTTCTGCACACAGACTTTGAATAAAAAGGATGGACAGAGTAACCGCTCAATTTAAGGGCTGGTGTGGAAACCAGTAGCTTAATCCTAATTTTGTAGCAGTAGTAGTTACGGGCACTTCCGGCAACAGGAGGCGCTGACTAGCAGGGTGCAACTCCCTCGGCTACATCTATTTTGAGAGCCACATCGCCTGGATACTTCCTCCTTGGAGCACTAGGTCCTGCAACCGTGGCTCTCCCTTATATTAAAACACATTGACGTGTGACTGCGTCACTGTCTCAGTGAGAGGCCTGTTAAAGCTACAGGACATCAGTGTGTTTCAATATGATAGCCCCCTTGGCGGAATTGGTAGACGCGGCAGATTTAGGTTCTGTTATCGAAAGGTGTGAGAGTTCGAGTCTCTTGGGGGGCACCAGGTTTTGATGAGGGGGAGTGTGCATAGCGGCCCTGGGCCTACGGTGCCTACTCTTAAACAACAGCAGAGCAGTTACGCAAACATCGTAACATAAGACTTGGAGCCACTCCTGTGCCCCTTAGCACTTTATAAATAGACGCATGATACAATTAGATCAAGCAGAAGTTAGTTGGGCATTAAATGCACATTGTGGACATAAATGTTCATACTGTCATTCCCAATACAGTGGCGGTGAATTAGACAAGTCTGTTGATCAGTATCTGGCAATTATTAAAAAATTGCAGGATACAAGATACCAGCACCATTCTAAGATATACTGGAAAATCAGTGGAGGGGAACCCCTACACTTTCCGCATCTAAGCACAGTATTAAAAAAGATGAAAGAAAAGCCTTGCGTCATACGACTGGATACCAGTGGTGATGACAATTGGTTTTCATTGTACGGTGTTATAAATCTAATAGATAAAATAAAACTCACATATCATTCGTGGCAAAACGATGATGTGTTTGGTTTCGTACTAGAACAATGTCAAGAAAAGAATGTAAGTGTAACAATTGAAGTTCCATTGTTACCCGGTGCTATAGTAGAGTCTAGGGCCAAAGTAAAACATTTTGTAGACTTGGGATATGTATGCAATGAACAGGTACTACGTGACTTAGGTGGCGACTTACATCGGGGATATAGTCAACTTGATGAAAACAGAATCTATGGTAGACCCGATGATTGGGAACCAGAACTGGTTGTGTATAATCCAAACTTACCAGATCCCAACTATGTAGATTTAAGTACTGTCAATAACACTGATCCTGTGTACACTGGTATGCCATGTTATGCAGGTGTTGATTGGTTGTACATAAACCCTAGGGGATTTGCCTCATACAGCCAATGTGGTGGCAGGAACGAACACTTTAATGCGTTTGATCCTGCATGGCAACCACCCAGCAATTCGTTCCCTTGCACAGTTAATCAGTGCAGGAGTGAACAGGATAGGACAAAAATAAGAATTCACAATTCTTAGTACAGAACGTTCCGAGTGTCTTCGGATAGTGTGACCCACACGATGAGAAGTAGTGTGACAACTACGGGTGGTAGTCTTCGAACCCAAAGGCCGCTAGCAATGCGAGAACGGTCCCTGTCGGGAAGCGGGTGGAAGGAGTGTGTGATGGGTATGATAGCGTCATATCTTGATACTCTATAATTACCGCCGGGGGATGCAGAGCATATTGAAGCACATTAAAGATAGGGTCGTAGCGGTTCCATGAACTTGAGTACATACCAAGGTAGTTAGTGTGTTTCAATATGTTTTGGGGGTGTAGCTCAGTTGGGAGAGCGTCTGCTTTGCAAGCAGAATGTCGCAGGTTCGATCCCTGTCACCTCCACCAATATTAAGGAGAAAGCTATGAGTGATGGCGGTAAAGGATCTGCGCCAAGGCCAAAAAGTGTTGATGCAAATACATTTGCAAGCAATTGGGAATTGGCGTTTGGCAAGAAGAAATCTCAAGAAGAAATGATTGATGAAGAGATTGAAGTCGAAGGCACTGTCAAAGACAGTGAACAAGGCGGATAAGTAAAGTGCTGGGTCGTTAGCTCAGTTGGTAGAGCGTCTGCCTTACACGCAGAATGTCGGCGGTTCGAGCCCGTCACGACCCACCAAAATTTAGCCCTTATAGCTCAGCTGGTAGAGCAACTGATTTGTAATCAGTAGGTCCCGTGTTCGAATCATGGTGGGGGCACCAAATATCTCGGAGTGTAGCGCAGTCTGGTAGCGCACCTGGTTTGGGACCAGGGGGTCCAAGGTTCGAATCCTTGTACTCCGACCATGTTGGCGGGATTCGTAAAATGGTATTACCTTAGATTTCCAATCTAAAGTCGGGAGTTCGATTCTCCCATCCCGCTCCAAGAACCCGGGCGCCCTTGCCCGTTATACAAAGGGGGGAATACTGGCAAACCCATAGACGCCACGGTGCATTGGATCTACCGCAAGGTTCCCTTTAGGAACTACTTGAGAAATCACAAAGGCAGGGACGCTAACCTGTCTAAATAGAAAAGTACGTAGACAGAGTAGACTGCTCAGTCCGGGGCCTATGTGGTGTAGGTAGCCGGACACTAATTATCGCGGGGTACGTCAGTGGCCAGACTGCTAGGCTCATAACCTAGAAGACGGAGGTTCGAATCCTTCCCCCGCAACCAACACATTCCCTGATAGCTCAGTTGGTAGAGCACACGACTGTTAATCGTGTTGTCCCTGGTTCGAGCCCAGGTCGGGGAGCCAAATATGCCACTAAATTGTTAAAAAACACTTGACCATTCTGCGGATTTCATGTATAATAGCGTTATTATACAGCAGAAAGAGCACCATGGAATACCACATTGAAGCAGGTCCTAAAACACGCCGCTACATTGAGGCCATTCTGCCCAGCATGATGACTCAACTGGGACTGAACCGTAGTCGTCGCTTGTTAATGATCAAAGTGGATCGTGACCTTGAGGACCAAGGTTCCACCATACCAATGTTGGGAATTGATACCTTTTTGGTGGTACTCAAGCCCACACGTAATATCTTAAATTTAGGCATAACCCTGGCACACGAGCTTACCCATGTAGCGCAATTTGCCAATGGTACTTTGCAGGTAACCCCAAAAGGTAAAAAATGGAAGGGCAAGTTCTATCCGACAGCGCACCCTTACTTGGAACAACCGTGGGAAGTGCAGGCGTTTGCTAGACAAGAGATTGTTTTCAGAAAAGCAATAGAAAAATAATAGTTAAATAATACTATGAATATCTCAAGAGCTGAACAAAGTAATATTCGCTACAGCCAAGAGCAGTATCGTCTGCAACAGATCCAATCTGAAAATTTACAAACCAAATATCATCAAAAAATTGTAGAACAACGCAGTTATGAAAGACTCATTGCTGAACGGGTTAGTCGTAATCTTCGTTTAGATTTAGACAAAGGCCGCAACGTAGACATTGAATGTTAAGGAAGTATTATGCCTTGGATTGAAAATGTAAGCCTGGGTGATATCCCAAAAGCCAAACACCACAACGCAGGTGAGAATAGTATGCTGATTCAAATTGTTGACCCAGATATGACTTTTCCTGCACCTATGCACCAGTTCAAAGAAACACACCAGTTCAAGTTCTTAGATCTTGAAGGACCCGACGCTTACGGACATGAATTTAAAGTTACCGATGAGCAGGCGGAAAGTCTGGTTCAGCTCTTGCAACATGCCTTGGCTAATAGAATGAATGTTGTTGTGCATTGTGTTGCAGGTGTTTGCCGTAGTGGTGCAGTCTGCGAAGTTGGAGTCATGATGGGCTTTGATGACTGTGAAGCATTTCGTAGTCCCAACCTGCTGGTCAAGCACAAGATGATGAAGTACTTAGGCTGGACTTACGATGAAAATGAACCACATTCGATCAATGGTGATGCAACCGATTGGTAAGCAATGAACTGGCTACGTTATAGTGGAATATGGGTTACATTGGTTTGTAACCCATATCATTGGCGAGTTTCGTTTAGAAATGAATCTGACTCGGCTTGGCCAGATACCAAAGAATACTCAATACAATTAGTATGTGTATCAGTTCGTGTTGTCATTGACAACGGCAGTTATTAAAGACTCTTATCCATTAGCTTTTCGTAACCTGCCCAGTCCCACTCTACCAACAAGAACATTAGGATCTTGCTGTAGCCTGGGACTTTTCTTGCGGCATGGCAATACTCGGAATTGTTAAACACAAAAGTATTTGACTCTGTTTCTCTATAGGCATCTATCAAGAATGATTCTTTTGTAGGATCAACTGTTAGTCTTTCATATCCCCAACCAAGACTTGCATCTGGCTTTGGATGTAACCAAAAAGTTGGTTCTGGATTTTCATCGTGTAGCATTACACGCAAGGAAGTTGGTACACCTGGGTACTGCTCATCTAGGTCACGATGCAGGCCAATGGGGAATCTATTTTCCCAGCACTTAGCATGGATAACGTTCTTGATTGGTAGGTGCTGATACAGTTGTTCAAACAGCTTGGGAAACTCTTTAGCACCATCAACTATCACATGTTGCATGGATGTGTCGTCAGTGGGAGTCATGTACCAACCGCGCCAATTACAACCATCTTCTGTGTACTCGTCCTTGAACCAGTCTTCAGCGGCAGCTTTTGCCCTAGCTTCTTCTCGATCAAAAGGATATCCGTTTGTTTTTTTCAAACGTAGTACATTTCTGGATTTTTCATTGAACATATCCACAAAGTGTTCATCAGGTATAATCCGCGGAATGTCTAGTACAACATGCGGAATGTTCTTGTATTTTTCGCCCAAGTGGCGGGGGTAGTTGTCGTTAATGTGTGCCATGCAGATATTTAGCATCGATGATTGTGCTATATACTGATATGCAATTATATCATATTCCAATACCTTCATTGTGGCCCACTGAAGAAGAAGCCAAGTACGCCACTGAAAAAATAATTCCAGTTGCAGAAGAATCAGCTAGGAATTTATTTGAACGATTGGGCCCAAAGTTTGATAAAACCTACATAGATCAAGACTTAGTTTTAAGCTGGGGCACAGGCCAGCGTATGAAAGCTCATGTCGAAGAATTAGGATTATCCTTAAAAGCATTTTCAGTATTTGTAGGAGCACCAGGCACACTTTCAGCTAGACCGCATGTGGATGGACTGGGCAGTGGAATAGTTGATGATAAAATAGTTGGTAGTGCAATGATTGCTAGATTAAACGTACCACTTAGGGGTATTACAGGCAGTAGACTCAACTGGTGGAAAACTGGAACAAACGACCCAAGAATTTTAGAACGTCACTTTGAAGAATGGAATGCTAGAACAAAGGCATGGCAAAAAGGATTCAGTTATTTGGCTGATCCAAAGTTAGATTGGGAAGAACCTGACTGGTACATTGACGAGCCAGGGCCTTGTTGGAATAGAACAGAGTTGGCACATAGATTAGATCTACATAACACAACAGAAATACGTATTAATATCACTGCTGAAATTTTAGTTCCTGTGTCTTGGGAAACACTAGTAGAACGCTTACATGCTCGGGGTTATTGTTGACGTCTAATAGATTTTGTCAATTGCCGCTATAAAAAAATACAATGGGTTTTAATGGTTTTATAGTTGACTTCTATGATATATACTAGTATACTTGAAAGTATCAGTATAAACACTGAGTTCCGAAGCCGATGAAGGATCGGAACTTACTCGCTTAAACAAAGGAGATATAAGCATGAAAACAGTTGGTGATAAATTAACCCCATTCGCAGTAACAGGTGTTCGTCCAGGACAACCAGAAGACGCTTTCTATACTATTACAGAAAATAGTTTTGAAGGTAAATGGAAAGTAATCGTTTACTATCCAAAAGATTTTACATTCGTATGTCCTACCGAAATCGTAGCCTACGACAAATTGACCACAGACTTTGCCGACCGTGATGCAGTCTTGCTAACAGGTAGCACAGACAATGAGTTCTGTAAAGTAGCATGGCAGACAGCCCATGCTGATCTAAAGAAAATCACACATCACCAGTTTGCCGACACACAGCGTGGTGAGTTGTCATTAATTGAACAACTGGGTGTATTCTATGCTCCAGCCGGCGCGGCATTACGTGCCACATTCATTATTGATCCAAGCAATGAAATCCAACACGTTACTGTGAACAACTTGAACGTTGGTCGTAGCCCAGAAGAAACACTTCGCGTATTGGATGCGCTACAAACTGGTGAACTATGTGCTTGTAACCGCACAGTAGGTGGAGAGACTCTGTAATGTTGAATACAAAAAATGTTGATCGTGTTGGAAATACATTAGTTGATATTTTTCACCGATTAGCACTTTTTGGAATAGGCGCCGCAACGGTATGGGCCGCTGGCTGGACGTTTTTTGAAATGTTCCAGAAGCACCATGCCGGAGTTGCTGACTTGTTACTGATGTTTATCTATTTGGAAATTGGGGCCATGGTTGGGATTTATTTTAGAACCAACCATATGCCTGTTAGGTTTCTACTTTACATAGCAATAACTGCATTGACCCGGCACATGGTAGATATCATGAGTCACCAGCCCATCAACATTGTTGAGATGCTGTCAGTGGCTGGTTCCACATTTGTTATTGCCATTAGCGTATTGGTTATTCGATATACCAGTGCAAAGTTTCCCAGTGATAAAAAAGATGAGGTAGCATAAAATGAGTTTTATTGAATCAGTTAAAGGTGCATTACCAGACTACGCAAAAGATACCAAGTTAAATCTTGATGCTGTCCTGTTGCGTAGCACATTAGATGCAGATGTGGCCATGGGTTGTGCTGTAGCCGCACTTGCCGCAACAGGCAACGGCAAAATTCTATCGGTAATTTTAGCAGATGCTCCAGTACACGCAGAGTCGGCACTGACCGCCGCAAGCATTATGGCACAGAACAATGTATGGTATCCATATGTTGAGATGGCCGATGATCCTAGTCTAAAAGGATTGCCTGCACAGTTACGTATGAACGCCATTGCGTCACACGGTGGAACTACCAAGAGCAACTTTGAAGCATTTAGTTTGGCAGCTAGCATTGTTGGCAAGTGTCACTTCTGTGTAAAAGCACATTACGAAACATTGAAGACAGAAGGCTACACAGTGGAACAACTTCGTGACATTGGTCGGATTGCCAGTGTTATGAATAGTGTAGCAAAAGTGCTGAACAGTTAATATGTTTACAGAAAAAGTTACATGGGTTCATCACTGGAGTGATCGTACATTCAGTTTTAAATGCACTCGCAATACTGCATTCAGATTTGTTGCTGGCGAATTTGCCATGATTGGTTTAATGATTGACGGCAAGAGAGTTATTAGAGCTTATAGTGTGGTAAGTCCACCATGGGCAGAAGAACTAGAATTCCTTAGTATTAAAATTCAAGACGGTGAATTGACCAGTAGGCTACAACATATAGAAGTTGGCAGTGAAGTTGTCGTCATGCCTAAAGCTACAGGCACATTAGTTAACAGTGCATTAACACCTGGCGGTGAACTATGGATGCTGGCCACTGGCACAGGGCTTGCTCCTTTTATGAGCTTGATTCGTGATCTAGAAACATTGGAAACATGGACTAAGATTCATATGGTTCATAGTGTTAGACATAGTTCAGATTTAGCGTATAACGCAGATTTAACATCTGCATTTAAACTTCATCCGCAAGATGGGGAATTGCACGAAATGGTTCATGCGGTATTAGAATATCATCCTATACTTACAGGGCAAGGAGAGCATAGGATTACAACGCAACTTGCCCATCACCACTTGCCCATAGACACAGATACAGATAAAATCATGGTCTGTGGTAATTTAGAATTTAATCATCAAGTTGCTGATTGGTGTCGAGCACAAGGCATGACTGAAGGAAGCATACGTGAACCAGGAACATTTGTTGTAGAAAGAGCATTTGTAGAAAAATGAAAACGATTATCGTAAAGGAAATACAATGCTAGAATGTTTGATTTTAGGTGACAGTATTGCAGTTGGCACACACCAATTCCGGCAAGAGTGTGTGCTAGTGGGTAAGGGTGGCATCAACTCTTGGCAATTCAACAAGAACTACGCCAAGAAAATTGAGCCGGCTAATACAGTAATCATCAGCTTGGGTTCTAACGATCATGATGGTGTAAACAGTTTCAAGGAACTGTTGGCCATGCGACAACGGATAGAAGGCAAGCGAGTATTTTGGATCATGCCTGCCATCAAACCACACATTCAAGACATGGTGCAGATCATTGCCAAAAATTATGGTGATACAGTACTGCCCATCACCAAGTTACAGCCTGACAAAGTACACCCAAGTTGGGCTGGCTACAACGAAATTGCAAGTACTACTAAGTAAGGGCATGATTACTCAATTTCCAATTCTTATTTTAGCAAATTATAGAACAGGATCAACAGCACTGCTCCATAGTATGGCCAGCGAATACAGTTTAGAACGTTTTTCAGAACCGCATCTTAGGCCTGAGTCGATGCAGACATTGTCTGATAAGATTGAAAATAAACAAAATGATTCTATTATTAAATTCATGCCTGATCAAATTGTCAAATATCAAATATATCAATACTTTTACAACAGCGATTGCTATAAAATTAAACTACAGCGCAGAGACAGGGTGGCTCAGATTACAAGTTTCTATGCATCGCTTATAAGTGGAAAATGGCATGAATATAAATCAGTGCCACCCACTAAAAAATATTCTATTCCGTTTAACGATGAAGTTGCCGATCGTGCAATTGATCAAATACTACATAACGACAAATTGTTCGAGGAAATGGATATTAAATTTGACCAAGAATTATTTTATGAAGATTTGAATTTAGAAAGTACCCCTTTTATTTCTAAGTTACCTAGCTTAATAAATTATAATAAAATTTATCTATACTTGGAACACAAATTGCAGATCCAATCTGAGCTGGCTACAAAGAGCTAGTGAGTAATACAAAATAACTACCGTTGTATTTTTACAACACCGGTTGACAAACTAATTTTTTGTGCTATAATAGTTCTTTAAAAGGATTTCTATGTTGACACTTAAACAACGAGCCGCAATCGAAGTGGCAAAAATTTTCATCTTGGCAATAGTTATTGGCACAGGTACTGGCATTTTGCTTAATACTGTGCCACTGGCAATCATTGGCATTGGTGCATGTATCATCATGTTGGTGTTTGGTACCAAGATGATTTATGATACAAAGCTTTCACAACTGGAAGCAGAAGAAAAATTAAAAAGTTAAATTTTTTCACTATAAGTCAAATAAAGGTTGACAAGTAGACTAAGTAAGTGTATAATGATTACTATGATGCAAAACATTTCTTATCAATCGCAAAGTTGGTGCTCTAAGCAGAGTATAAGCTTCTGTGCCTCTAAGTTTATGTCTTATCGTCATATTTCAGGAGCATGTCCAGGATAAAGTAATCTAGCCATTACTAACACCCTGGACTCGAAAGGCTCCAGGGTTTTTTATTGATAGGAAAAAATGAAATCAGGTAACAAGAAATTAAAAGAAGTTGAGTGGATTCGACAGCACACGTTAACACAAGAGCAGACTAAACAACTGATTCTAAACAAGTTAAAACGTGCTGAAGAAATGCATATCGCTTTTAAACGGCAGGAGATGTTGGTTCAAAAACATCGTTGATAGCAAAGTGTGTATAGGTAACGAGGACCTAGCCTGCACTTAAAACATGGGCAAACGGGCGGCGACTAGGATGAAATCCCTTGTGTGGGAGGAAAAATTAGATCGTATTAAAGCATTCTTTAAGAACAGGCAGCCTAAGTATTTTAGAGTGCTTTAATACACACATTTGCAAGAGTGTGTTAGAAACATGTTGACAATCAACATGCAAAGCCTTATAATAAGATTATGGGCTAATAGCTTAATGGTAAAGCAGTCGACTCATAATCGATTGAGTGTAGGTTCAATTCCTACTTAGCCCACCAAACAATTTAGGAGATGCCGCCGTAATGGTATGGCAGGGGACTGTAAATCCTCCGACTTCGGTCATAATAGGTTCGATCCCTATCATCTCCACCAATTTGTATCCATAGTGTAATGGCAGCATCGCGGTCTCCAAAACCGTCAGTCTAGGTTCGAGTCCTAGTGGGTACGCCAAATAATAGGAAAGTGATGCAGGTGCGTTGGTGCGCCGACCAGCCTTGAAAACTGGGTTCTCAGAAATGGGATGGGGTTCGACTCCTCCGCTTTCCGCCAAATGCCAAGATAGCTCAGTTGGTAGAGCACCGGTCTGAAGAATCGGGTGTGGTTGGTTCGATCCCAACTCTTGGTACCAAATTAATGTGGGTGTGTACTGAATGGTTAGGTAGCGGATTGCAAATCCGTTTTATGCAGGTTCGATCCCTGTCACCCACTCCAAAATATTACTGGGGGTTAGTTAAATGGTATAACCGCGGATTTTGATTCCGCTGTCACAAGTTCGATTCTTGTACCCTCTGCCAAATTTATCAGGAGTAACGTATGAACTGGGAAGCATCTAACAAAATTAACGAAAGGGCAATCCTAGAATGGACCCGAATGTGTAAAGCATACCGGGAGTATCTTTACCTCGGAAGATCTTCATCGCTATCGTATAATGGATAATACACCAGTTTGCGGAACTGGGAATTTAGGTTCGATTCCTGATGGCGGTACCAATATAAATATTTCAATGAATCCAAATTTATTAATAATCAAAGACATTGTAGGAACACCATTGATAACCAAGTTTAGAGGAGTAGATTCTGAATCTCGTTTCAATCATAATCTGGCCAATACTCCTGGCTTTAAAGCTGAATGGGCCAACTTTCCAATCACCTATAGTTTAAACAGCAACTACTATCGTTGCCCCGAATGGAAAGACATAGAGTGGGATAAAAGTGTTTTGTTGTTAGGCGACAGTTGGGCATTTGGCCAGGGGCTGGATCTTCCTTCAACCATCGCCAGCAGACTTAGTCATGAGCTAAACGGGATACCTGTGGTCAACCTTGGGCAAACTGGTACCAGCTGGACATTTTCCTGGATTAATTCAGTTAGATTAGTTGAAGCTGGAATTAGGCCCCGGGCCGTGATTTATATTTGGACGCATACTGCACGTTACGCTCAGTTGCTAGAAAACAACATAACACACTCGCATGGGGCATGGGACGTTGACCAGCCAGGCTTAAGCCGAGAATATGCCATGGATCCGGTGCATTCTATGAACATGAGTATAGAGATTTTAAGATCAATTCGCACAATGTGGACTTGTCCACAACTGCATTACACTTGGAGTAAGCATGTTGAGTTGCCAGGAGTACACTATCTTGGTAACTCAGAACTTGACAAAGCTCGTGATCTTATACATCCTGGTCCCAGATCAACTGCACAGTGGGCACGATCTATGGCACAGGAATTGTCAAGTAAAATTAACTAATAAAATTTGGGACTATAGCTCAGCTGGTAGAGCAGTGGACTTTTAATCCATTGGTCGCGAGTTCGAATCTCGCTGGTCCCACCAATTATTCAGAAGGTTTATCTATATTAATAGAAATAGATACTCTGTCACCAGATCCGGTGTTTATACCAGCTCTGTGATGCATGTCTTTTGAAAATAAAAACCATGTGCCTGTTTCGCAGTTGTGCTTGGTCCACCGGTTACCAATTAGTAATTCCAATGGAGGGTGACTTGGTTTACAATTAACATAATACACTAAAACTTTATCTCCTGAGTGTAAATGATAGTGTGACTTCATTATACCTCCGGTTAATGTAATATTATACCAACTTATCATTATTTGATCAGGTACAACCAAGTGCTTTAAGCAATCTAGTACTGGTGCAAATTCAGGCCAAAGATGCGGGTTGGCACCGGGGTTTGTTCGGGCTCCTGCGTGAGATTCCACTATTCTTTCAAAATGTTTACTAGTAGGGTTAATCATAGCGATAGTCTTATCAGTGGAAGTATCCATGCATCGTTTCATCAATGCAGTATTATCAATATTAAGACGTCCAGTTAGCATAAAATTATTTAGTGCAGACTTTCTATATGGTGATATAGCACAGTGGTAGTGCATCTGCTTCATACGCAGAGTGTCGTAGGTTCAAATCCTACTATCACCACCAAAATATTATGGAGTTGTTAGTGTAAAGGTTAACACCACGGATTGTGATTCCGTTAATATGGGTTCGATTCCCATACTTCTCCCCAATATATAAGTATACAACGTAATTTACACCGCTATAGCTCAGTTGGTAGAGCACCGCCTTGATAAGGCGTAGGTCCCTGGTTCGAGTCCAGGTGGCGGTACCAATTTTATTGTTTGTCTATCTTCTTGGCGATTTCGTGAGCCGTTTTAATTACCTTTTTAGGAAGGTCATGTGCAGGTTTTTCACCGTAGCCGTATTTCTTTTTGGCCACTGCCATTCCTACAGCATAAGGATTGTCTACTTTTTCTTCTACAGGTACGTCATTGATAATGTCAATGTATTTTCTTAGTAAGTTGCCACTCATGATCAAATTCCTTTACAATATTTAACACCGTTAAATAAAGTATACTCATACTTTCGTACGAGTATCGTCGGTCCTTAGTTCAATGGATAGAATGCTTGGCTTCGAACCAAGTGGTGTGGGTTCGATTCCTGCAGGACCGGCCAGTTATTTTAGCGCAGACCGCGAGCCAATCGCATTGGAATAACAGCGGCAATTTCGTCGTAGTCATCCATGTCAATCACATCGTCGGTGCCAACTTCAATTATTTTTTCAACCAAGAAGTGCAGTAGTGTGTCACTGACAACATCTTCGCGTACCAGTTCTAGTATGCGGATAAGTGCAGGAATATTAAAGCTGACAGCAGGACCGTAGGCTTCTTTGGTTTCTACCATTGATTCATCTTCAGTTTCGCCATTGGTATCTGTTGTAGTACCATTTCTATAATGTAGTACATATTTAGACTTGGGTAAAATTGTTTTGTTAGATTTTCTGTAGTATGCCATTTGGTTTCCTTTGTAGTTACTTAGACCATCTATTTAAAATTACAAAATGAAAACATCACACTACTTTAGCCGATCTAGCAATTTGTCTTGACAAAGATCAATAAGTATCGTATAATAAACAAATAGCAAAGAACACAGGAGCATTGGCCGACCGGTTAAGGCAACAGATTGCTAATCTGTCACTGCGTAAGTGGTGAGTAGGTTCGATTCCTACATGCTCCGCCAATTTTTACAACCAGAAAGACTCAGATGATTAAACCAGGCAAAACATTCAAACTTAGCAAATCAACCAAGCGCATGATGTGCAGTATTGTTGACACTAAATCTCGCAATCAATACAAAGCAATGATGATTCAAGCCGAGCTTGCTGCCAATGTTATCATCAAACGCGAACCACGCAAGTAATTTTCTACACAGGGGTTAGTTGATTGAATTATCTGGCGTTAGTACAATGGATAGTACATAGAGCTTCTACCTCTAGAATGTGGGTTCGATTCCTGCACGCCGGACCAATACTTTTAGTTTTGTTGGCCACGTTAACTGTACAAGCAAAACCCAAGACCAAAGCACCGCCTGCTCCTGAAGCACGAGCGGTGCTTCTTTTTGACCGCAAAACTGGCACTATAAAAGAAGACTTAAACATTCATGACGTTATGCCCATTGCTAGTGTAACTAAGTTGATGACTGTTTATGTTGTGTTAGAAAGCCGAGCAGACCTGGGAGAAAAAGTTACTGTTAAGGCACAGAAGTTTGAAGGTAGCCCGGTGCTTAGATCAGGGATGAAAATAACACGTGAAGAATTACTGTACCTGGCTCTCATATCCAGCGATAACCTTGCGTCTAAAATGCTAGCTGTTGCTCATCCACAAGGCTATGATGCCTTCATAGCAGAAATGAATGCTACAGCACAACGCTTGGGTATGCATAACACATCTTACATAGAGCCAAGTGGATTGTTTCCAAATAAAAGCACAGCCTGGGATTTGCATTTACTAAACACAGCAGTATCTAAGTATAGCATATTCCGGGAAGCCGCAATGAGTAAAACTTCCAAGCAAGACACACAAAATAAAAAGGGAATTTGGCAACGTATTGTTATTCGTAATACCAATGCCTTTGCAGGAGACTATGATATTGCAGTTGGAAAGACAGGGTTTACTAATCCTGCTGGTTGGTGTATTAGTATGCTAATCAAACATCAAGGACACGAGTTTGACCTCATTGTCCTTGGTAGCCCTAGCAAGAAAGTTCGTAATGATTTAGTTGCTGTTAAATTGAAGAATCATATGAATTGGATCACTGCCAATGCTGTGATTAAGAAGATTGAAAACTTAGAAACACTAGAATACGACCTTCTTCCAGTACCTTAATCTTTAATGAATCTAGCAATCCTGGCCCAGGGTTCTTGATATCGTACAGTCATGATAAGTCTGGGTTTCTTTTCATCCCAGTTAATGGCATGCAACACATCAGTTCTGACAAAACTTGCGTATTCATTGAACTTGGTAAGATTAGAGCAACGATATTCAGGTTCCCCAGCAGTTTCCCAACGCTCTTCCATGCTTCCACCGCGAACCTGAATGCGTTTTGACATTGTGCCTGGCGGTGCATTTGGCCTTGGAAATTCAATAACATGTAGTCTATTGTCAGTTATATGATCCTTAATATCCCACCAAACCATTTCTTGACTTTCATCGCCGTCTAACAATATGTTAAAACGAACTGGAACAGATACTTCAATGCCACGCAAGGTATCAATGTGTGGATTACCTCTAGGATCTGCTTTTGGGTTATCCACTTGCTTATAAATGAAAAATTGTATCACTGGATCCGATTGCAACCCAAATGGTGCCAGTTGTGCCAAAATTTCTTGCCACACAGCAGAATCATACCACTCTTGCATGTCTTCTCGAGGGAATTCAATCAATGCGGCATGTAATGGAGCATTTCGTTGATAGTTGTCAACGATTGGCGCAGTTTTTTCTTTGAGCCATTGTAGGCCTTCTTCACTTAGTGAGAATGGAATTGTATGGTAAGGAATATTCATAATTTTATTTATGTTTCAATTAGTACTTGACACCGCCTGATAAATAAAGTAAAATAGTTATATTATTTGGAGACTTTAATGATTGTTCACATCAGCGTTGCTTTAAGCAAAGAGAATGGAAAATGGGTTGCACAATGGCAACCACAAGGTTGCGTAGGCGCAGTATTTAGATGCAACAATTGTACAGATTCAAATCATGAAATTCTGGCAAATCGTCGAGAGGAACTTGAGCGTAAACTCGACAAAGCATTGCGATTGGCATTCCCTAAAGCCAACTACATTATTCAACACCGTAAATGATCTATCTAATTAGCGATTTCCCAATGAATGCAGGTTCTAGGGCACTGGGTGCGTATAGAATTGCTACAGCACTACGACAGGCTGGATATGCAGTTGATGTCATTGACTTTTCATGTGTATGGTCTCCTGGAGAAGTGCTCGAATATATTAGAAAAGGTCCTCCACCAACTTGGATTGGTTTCAGCACTACATTCTCTGCACCCAAAGGCGGTGGCCGCCAAGCAACTGAAGCCTTAGATATAAATGATAATTTGACACGTTGGGGCAAAGCAGATAGATTTTTCTTCGAGCAAATCAAACAAATGGCACCGGTTGTGATTGGCGGTGCTCGATCTACTAGACTAAAGTTCTTCTATAATGCTAATTATTTTCTGGCTGGCTATGGTGATACAGCAGTAATTGAGCTAACCAAGTATATCACAGGCGAAACAGGTTCACTTAACTTTGTAGAAGAAGAAATTAAACCATTAACTGGATATTTTGACAAAAACTACACAGTTAAAACAATCAACTGCCAAGAAGCGTATCCAGTGGACACAGTGGACAATATTGTAACTGAATTTTTACCAGAAGACTTTATCCAGCAAGGTGAGGTCCTGCCTATTGAAATTAGCCGTGGTTGTATTTTTAAGTGTTCGTTTTGTGCCTTTCCCTTAAACGGCAAAGCAAAGAACGATTACATCCGTCCCGAAGATCAATTAATTGCTGACATTACAGAATATCAAACAAAATACAACAGCTATAATTACCTGTTGATGGATGACACATTTAACGACACCGTTGAAAAGATGGAAATGATGGTACGTGTGCAAAAAGCAGTACCAAAGCCATTTAACTTTTGGGCGTATGGTCGCCTAGACTTGTTGGCAAGTAGAAAAGACATGATTGACCTAATTGGTCCTGCTGGTTGGAAGTACTTTAGCTTTGGTGTTGAAACGTTCAATAAAAGTGCAGGGGCCAAGGTAGGCAAAGGTGGCAACATGGACAAGCAAAAAGATGCACTAGCCACCATTAAAGAGAAGTACCCAGCTTCTTGGTTCCTGTTGGAAATGATTGTAGGGCTTCCTGGAGATACCGAAGCCACTGTATTAGAAAGCTTGAATTGGTTGATTGAAAGACCAGATCTTTGGGATGAATTAAACTTTAAAGGACTTGGAATTAACAATCCCAAGTACTATACATGGACTAGTGAAATTTCAAAGGCCCCTGACAAGTTTGGCATTACACTCAAGAACCCAAATACTACAAATGCTCAATGGGGATGGACGCATCCTACCATGGATGGGAGAGAAGTTGGACCATTGGTAAATTATATCAGTGCAAAGTTAGAAGCTTATGCTCCAATTATTATTGGTAGTTTACCTGATCGCCACAAGTATCTACATCACCAGGCAGACATGCTGGGATTAACTCATGATGTTATAACGGAACACTACGGTGGTAAAATGAATGTGGCCTGGTTCTTGACAACATACACAATGTATCATAATTACAAAGTTCAGAAATTAGCGTCACGAGGGCTCACAGCTAAAATAAATAGATTGACAGAAAAGGATTGGCAGCCCAGAGACTACGATGGGGAGGAATACTATCCTTTACCAATCCACCAGGCTACCATACTATGATTTACGCACCAGTACTAGAGAAACCAGTTTTAGAACTTGATCAGTTTTTTGATTTAACTGATTTTGAAGAATTATCACAACGAATAAAATTTGCTGTAGTAAAGACACGCCACCAATTTGGCATTGGAATATCTGGGCCATCAACTCCGGGACTAGTAACATGGTTACCTGAAGATGGCTTCCTAGAAGCTGGTGATGCTAGAGTCCTAGTTGAAAATTATTTTAATCTAGCTTCAACCCCTCAGTGGGAAAAAGATGAGTGGGCCAAGTTGCGATTTGACGAGCAGTTGTTTTTTACATTAATGTCACATCCAGCCAAGACTCTTTGTACCGCCTTGCCAATTAGAAGATTACGCACAGGTGCCGGTAACTCAGGCAAGTTTCACTTAAAGCATTTAGCAAGCGAAACAGAAGATGCTCCAGCACGTGAGCATTATGAGTTTGTGATGGACTGGATTGCCAAACAAAATGTATTTGAAGAAATTGGTCGGGTACAATTCTTCATTAATACTGATGGACATGGTACACCAATACATCGTGATTATGCTGACCATTCAAGACAGGACCAATTCATCTGGATTGGATTTTTTGACAACAAGAAGTTCTTTGTTTACGACAGTGACACAAAAGAAAAACATTATGTGCAAGGACGAATTGCTACATTTGATAACCATCAATGGCACGGTGGTGAACCTAGCGCAGGAATGGGTGTGAGTTTACGAATTGATGGCAAATTCAACCAAGACTTCCTAAATAAAACTAATTTAAAGAATTACGTTAAAAACTCTTGACTATGCCTTTGACTTATGTTACAGTAAGCAATGTCAAAAGATTCCTTACCACAGGGCAAGTGGCTTAAAAAGAAGACCGACTACTGGCTCTGCTACAAAAAGTTTCATATGTTCAGCGATGCTACTGGTAGTGATCACATTGCCCTACAGGCCGAACTTCGTAAGGCCATGCATGAAGCCGCAGAAGTATTAGAACAGCATGATATTCCTATTGCCAATATCTACTCTGAGAATGTGCTTGATCATAGAATGTACGATAATGTTTATCGTGTTGCTATAGGATTTGAATCTAAGGAAGATCTTGCGATGGCAAAGTTGGTGCTAAAGGCAGATGATTTTCAATGATTGACCAACGTCTTTTTGGACATCTAGCAGACTTCAGGCTAGCTTTAGCAGGTAGAAAACACCAGCACTGACTACATGAAACAATCGTAGGCACATAAAATTCACACCTGGTACAAATTTCAAGTCGTCGTTGTCTTTCAGTTTCGGGTACACGTTCTAGCATAGGATATTTATTTTGAAAAGAGTATTATTAAAAACATTACCCTTAGGTGACCCAGATGATGTAGCAATATATGCGGCAGCCGCTGTGTATGATTGGACACAAAGACCAGATGGTCGGCAAGTTGTTGAACAATTTGGAATTACCACAGACAAAATGTACTGGACCAATGGGCCCATGTTGTCCTACAGTATCACAATAGATATTTGGGCAGAAGTAGATTCAGAAACTGAAGTTTTATTAAGACTATCAGGCTTGCTGGTAGATAGATAATATTAAGTGTGTGCGTAGCTTTTCAGTTTTGTCAACTTTTGTTGAAGGTGTGAGATTGAGTGCAGTATGATTTACATTGGTATCTAAAAACCAAACTCTGCAATCTGCAGGTAAATGCACAGTTTTAATTTCGTATTCTTGTTCAACCATCATATAACAATATGGGGTTGTAGTTTCCACAATGTGATATCGTCCAATGCAATGTTCATCTTTGTGTAGGTTATACGAGCCACCTGGCGCCAAGGTCCCAGAGTGTATCCAACATATCTTGCCTGAACCAAACCTAGTTTGTGTATAGGCTTGAAGCTGATCTAGTATTTCTTTTATGTAACTATTTTGTACAATTGGGTGCATTTCAGTGTACTGAGCAGTTGATAGATTGTATTCCTGACGAATTAAAAACTCACCGTCGGATATTGAACCAACAAACTTTGATCGGATATCCCCCCACTTATCAATTATGCTTTGTGGAATGTTGGGTGGGTATGTTAAGCAAATGTTAGTCTTCTTGTTAAAACTATCAACTGCTTCTTTTGGACTGTAGCCAACAAAACTGTTGATTGCTTGCATTGCCTGTCGCAACTTGCCTAAGTCGATGGTTATGGGTACAGGTTCAATTTGACCCAGCACCTGATCATGCATTACAATTTTCTTAGCCATGATTGTTAAGGCTGAGTATGGCGCTCTGCTTCATAAATGTCAAACGGATCATCGTACACACTAAAAATAATATGCATTCGATAATTGTTAGCCTGCGGAGCCATATTAATAGCAGAGTGTAACTTACGAGTATCAAGCCGCCATAATCTACCATCAGCTGGAAGATGCGTCATTTCTAGCCCTGAATCATTTTCAGAAAACATATAAGAATAATTGTTCTCTATAATAGGTAAATGATACTTGAAGTGAGTATGTTGGTCTACGTGCAGTTTATAGCCAGAAAATGTATTCAGGTAGGCCAAGTATACACGAGTAACTGGATTGAGATTGGGAAATGCATTTGCATGGTGTTGCTTGACCTGTTCAATCACAGTTCCAACATATTTGTCAGCTATTTCTGCTCCAGTGATGTTAAAAGTAGATGTGTCTAAACCAATCTTGGCTGCTTCTTTGTCTCCCAGTGTCAATGGTCCAAGATATTTTGAAGTAACAGGATCATCAGGCCACTCACCTTTGGTTATTTCTAAGGCCTGCCCCTCCATGGGTGGATGAGTCAAGTTTACTCCTAGTTTAAAAACCCCTTCATAATTAAAGCTATCCTTAAATAAATCAAAATTTAAACTTTTGAATAGCCAGTCAATGTCTTGGCGTATTTGCCCAACGTCAAAGTAAATGTTGGGACACGGTGATATAGTTTTGGAAGTCATACCAATATTTATGTTCAAATTTCTGCGTATGTTGTCAACGAAATGCTGAGCTGTGGCGTTATATATGTATACAGACAATAATGTGTGTATAACAAACTTAAAGGAAATTTTATGAAATTAGTATCCGCACTTGTCGCAACCATGTTTGCCGCTACAGCATTTGCCCAAGCACCTGCTGCCAAAAAAGAAGAAGCTAAAGTTGCCGCACCTGCACCAGCTGTAACTGCTCCTGCCGCACCAGCCGCACCTGCACCAGCTAAGGCTGAAGTTAAGAAGGACGAAAAGAAGCCTGCAAAAAGTGAGCCTGCTAAGAAAGAGCCAGCTAAAGCAGACGCAAAGCCAGCCGCTACTCCAGCAAAGTAAAATTGACTTAGAAGAAAGTGACCTTATAATAGACGATGAGGTCACTTTTGGTCGTAATCGACAAAGTGCAAAGTTTGGTGAGTTAGTAGATGAAGACTCTGAATTATCAGACCATGTAAAATTTAGATTATGGCTTGCACGTCAACTGGCTCTGGCCAAGTACAGGGAAACAAGGGGCTAAGGCTCCTGTTTCCTTTGATAAGTACAGTAAATACAAGGAGAGCATGTTATGGCTTACAGCAATAAGGTAGTTGATCACTATGAAAATCCCCGGAATGTCGGATCTTTTGACAAGACTGATACTGATATTGGTACTGGTATGGTTGGCGCACCTGCTTGCGGCGACGTAATGAAATTACAAATAAAGGTTGATCATGATACAGGTATTATTACAGATGCAAAATTTAAAACGTATGGCTGCGGATCGGCTATTGCAAGCTCGAGCCTCATTACGGAATGGGTCAAAGGAATGCACATCGACCAAGCCGGAGCAATCAAAAACTCCGACATTGCCGAAGAACTAGCACTACCCCCAGTTAAGATCCACTGTAGTATCCTAGCTGAAGATGCTATCAAGGCCGCAGTTGAAGATTACAAGAAAAAACACTAATGTTACAAGTTACTGAACCAGCCGCAAAGAAGATCCAAAGCATGTTGAGCCGACGTGGTTCAGGTGTTGGCATCAGACTTGGTGTTAAAACTACAGGTTGCTCTGGACTTGCTTATGTGTTAGAATACGTTGACGCACCGCAAACAGGTGATGAACACTTTGAGGCGTCAGGTTGCCAAATTTTTGTTGATCCTAAAAGTTGTGTGTACTTGCAAGGTTTAACTGTAGACTATGTCCGCAAAGGTTTACAAGAGGGGTTTGAATTTTTAAACCCCAACGAGCGAGATCGTTGTGGTTGCGGTGAAAGTTTTAGAGTTTAAAGGAAACTGTTATGAAAAAGTTTATTACAATTTTAGTCTTGACGCTGTCTGCAACCGCAGCCTTGGCCCAACACAATCATCATCGCCATCACTTCAATCACCATCGTCATCACTACTATGGTGGCAACAATTGGATGGCTCCCTTGATCATTGGTGGCTCAATTGGTTATATCTTGAACAGACCTGCTCCTGTTATAGTTGAACAACCTCCTGTGTACATTCAACCTCAGCCAGTAGTCCAACCACAATGCACTCGCTACATCTATCAAGATCAACACGGACAAACTATTCGGGAAGAAATTCGTTGCAATTAAAATCTAGTTCTGTTACAATAGAACTATGCAAATAAACGAACTTCACGAGATTGATCAACTGCTAGCGTATGTTGATCCAAAATACTATGACACCTTTTGCGATGTTTGGTACCAAGGTCTAGACGCCTACAAGGAATACCCGCACAGCTTGATCATAATGGCCAATGCTGTACTGAATCACTGGGACATTCCATTGTACGCAGAAGATGTATCTTGGTCTGACGCAGACAAGTGTTTTATTTGGCATTTCATTAAACAAAAAGGAACAGAATGAGTTTAGTACCAATGGTCGTTGAAAAGAGCGGCACAGGCGAGCGAGCATATGACATCTACAGTCGCTTGCTCAAAGAACGTATTGTCATGCTGGAAGGTGAAGTCACTGACCAAATGGCAAATTTGATTGTTGCCCAGTTGCTTTATCTTGAAGCAGAGAATCCTGAAAAAGACATCAGCTTGTTTATCAACAGTCCGGGCGGAAGCGTTACAGCAGGCTTGGCCATCTATGATACCATGCAGTTTATTAGACCTGACATCAGCACCTACGTCATGGGGCAAGCGGCCAGTATGGGTAGCTTCTTGGCACAAGCAGGTGCCGCAGGCAAGCGTTTTGTTCTGCCAGAGAGTCGCACAATGATTCATCGTGTTAGCTCAGGCACACGTGGCACCAGTGGATCTATTCACGTACAAGATCTACAATTTGAAGATGCCAAACGTAGCTTTGAAGAAGCACAACGTATCAACCGGCGCCTGACAGAATTGTATGTGCGTCATAATACAGCAGGCAAAACATATGACGAATTGTTTGCCACTATGAAGTTTGACACCTTCCTAAGTTCTGACGAAGCAGTTGCTTATGGCTTGGCTGACAAGGTTATGACCAAAAGAGTTTGATGTAACAATTAAACAACACAAAAGGATCTAAGGGTCCTTTTTCTTTGACCTTTTTTAAAAACTGTGTTATACTACACACTTATCAATTTACTCGAGGTAAACATGAACAAGTGGCTCGCTGGACTATGTGTAGGTATTGCAGTAATTTTTATGATCAGGATTGAGGACCAACTTGAAGATATTCAAGCACAGGTGCAGGACCTTAATCACATTGTTAAAACCAATCAAGGTATCGCTCTTACTTCTGCAGATGTTGATTGCATGACAAAAAATATCTATTACGAAGCAGGAGTTGAGGATAAAGTTGGCAAGTATGCAGTGGGCCATATCACAATGAATCGATTAAAGACTGGCTACTGGGGCAAGAGCGTTTGTGATGTTGTTTACTCCAAAGACCAATTCTCTTGGACCAGACTGAAAAAGCTTCCCAAGCCTGATCAAGAAAAATGGATCGAAAGCATGTTCATTGCCAGAGACGTAATACAGGGATATAGGGTTGCCAGTTTAGGCAATGGATTGTTTTACCATGCTGACTACATTAAAGATCCACATTGGGTAGATCACAAGCATAAAATTACCCAAATTGGCCGTCATATTTTCTATAATAAAGCCAAAAACAGCTGGTTAGAGTTGTAAAAATGCAACAATAACCCTTGTTGCTAAAATACAACAAAAATAGGCTCAAAATACCCCAGAAAATGGTTGACCAAAGGCTCAAGACCGCTTATAATCAATACATGTTAAGCAAAAAGGAGTTCAAGATGAGTTATGTAATTGTTGCAAAAGGTACCGGTTTAATCGTTACAGATGGTCCTAACAAAACCCGTGCATACAAAACTTTTGGTGCCGCCCGTGCTACCAGAACTCGTTTGTGTAACAAAGCAGGTTGGACTGAAGACCAGTTGAACATTGTGAGCCGTGACACTTACCGTGCCCCTAAGATTACAGTTCGTAATTTGATGACAGGTGTGCCAGTAGAAATTGATGCTGATACACCTTGGGCTTGCCGTGTTGACAGCGAAGCATTTTGGAGCAATTGATATGAAAGTGATTTATAACGGTTTATTGGGTGGATGGTACATTGTGCGTGGCGCACATCAGACACCCATCAGTGGACGTTTTGAAACCAAAGAAGCCGCGGTGGCTCACTTGCGTAGACGCAATCCCATGCATACAGGAGTTTGATATGATATTCCCAGGTAAAAAAATAGCTCTAAATCGTGTGGGTCCACGTGAGATTTCCACAGTTGAACTTCCTAGGTTTGCTGTCGAAGATCGTGTACAGTACGAAACCTGCGTGTTCTTGGACGATGGTTCTAGCGATGTGGTTGGTCGCTATAACACCTTGGAAGAAGCACACCATTTTCATAACGCCATAGTCAGACACGAATTGTTTCATAACGATGTTGCTAAAACACAACAATAACCCTGAATACTCAAGGGTCATAGGTTGCTCACTGGACCAAGACCGTTTATAATACATACATGTTGAACAAAAAGGAACTTGAAATGACAGCATCGATTAGAGAAGCAGTTGGCCGCAATATGCAACGTGAACGTGAAATCGGCATGTATGGTGTTACTGAAGACGCCTTGCGTGAAAACATTGAAAGTTCAATTACTTTTAAACTGTCAGGTCCTATGATGATTGTGGCAGGCATGCTGAGTGACGCACAAGAGATGATGGCATATGAGCAACCTGACTTTCGCACTATTGAAGCTCAACGTCAATTGCTCAATCGTGCCAAGTGGGTTTTGTTTGAATACATGGACACAACGAAATAAGGAATTATTATGAAAATCTCTACCGCTATCTCAGTATTACAAAAAGATGCAGACTTTTTGGGTATGCCTTTATTGGACTTCTTGAAGTTCGTTAAAACAAACCCCATGGCTCAAACTCAAAAGACCATGGAAGCTTATCGTGTGTTTGAAGCTCAGGCCGCAGAGTTCTTTGCTTAAGGAGAAATTATGAAAGCACTTATTGGATCAGTATCTGGTATCATAGTGCTAGTAATTTTTTAATGTAAGACTGTATGTGATTTTTTCCTGTTTCAACCAATTGACTTGTGCTGAAACTTATTTTGCTAAGTTTTTTCTCAAACAACGTTTTATCAAATCCGTATTGCATCAACATCAAGGTATACCAAGATCCAAACCTAGCTGTAATTGCTCCTTGTCTTGGTGCCAACTCTTTTAAGAAAACTTCTACATCATAGTAATTCCACTGATCGTTGACCCATGCCCAGGGTCTTTTCTGATAAGGAAATGTATAACCGTAATTGGTTGCGTTTCTCTCAAACTCACTGAGATTTTTGGAATCACCATTTTGATTCATTCCTAGAGTGTGTAGCGCCATATGATGTAGATCATTTTGTTCAAACCAATCCAATGTACTGTTTATGCTCTCTTTATTATCCCCGGGCAAGCCTACGATAAAACTTAAAGTTTGATAGACCTTGTTACCCCAGATATCGTGATATAATCGCGGAATATAGTCTCTGGCTTTCTTGCCACTCCAGGCTTTTCCTATAACTGTTGATCCTTTTTCTCCGAGAGTTTCAATACCGTGAAATGCCGCCAGCAGACCCGACTCGGCCAGCATGTAAGGTACATCTTCATACCTATCTAATAAGTCTGCTCTTAGGTATGCAGTATAGTTAATTTTAAAAGGCAAAGATGTAACCATCTTATGCCATTCCCGCATCTTGTATTCTGTATCATTGAATGTATCGCAGATAACATAATAATTTGTTATTCCCCATTTCGCGTAGTTATGTAATAACTCAGTTTTGATTAATTCCATACTTCTAAGATAATCTAATTTTCCTCTGCCCAACATCAAGTGGTTACAAAACTTACATTTAAAAATACAGCCCCGGCTGATTTCTATTGGTAAGGTTTCTCCGGGCATAATACAATCACTGTCAGTAAACAAATGATTATCTGTTTCTATATTAAATTGTAGATTTCTTGCAGACTTGTAATTTTTAAAAAGTCCCCAGGACTTAATTTCAAATTCGAATAACGGTTGTTCTCCGTGTCCTTTGTAAAATTTTAAAAGTTCAACAAAGGTATCTTCACCGTATTCTAAAATACAGGCATAATCCTTCTTTACGATGTTGTCCTTAGTTGTGGGAGACGATGCTTGATACCCACCAAAGACTAATTTTATCTTGGGATATTCTTTGGTTATGCGATTAATTACATTAATGACATAATCAGGAATTAATCCTTTTTCAGTTAAAAATGTTGTAGAGATTCCTAATACACAGGTTGTTGGTGTAATAAATTTTACTGTTAATGTGTATAGTTCTTCCTCAGTAAGATGTAAAAGGTGATCGATTACTTGAGCTGTATATCCTGCATCTCTGGTAGCTTTTGCAATTTTATAAGCACCGAGAGTCCTATGTATCATATATTTGTTGAGACCAGGACCAGCATTCCATAAAATTACATCCATAAAATTCCTTTTATATTAGATATTTATCACAATCTCTTGACACAAATTGGTTCTTGTGTTATAATTGGTACTTAGAAACAAGGAGTTGATATGGGTTACAAGATTTTGAATTCCGTAGACCGTATGCGTGAAAAGTATGGTCCACGTGCGGGCCTAGAAGGTCCTTTCAACTTCAATGGTCGTGTGTTATACTACGATGTCAGGGAAGGTGCCTACTACGATCCAACCACAGACTTCTACCTGGCCCAGGATGAGATGTACATGATTGAGCAACGAATCGTAGACACCTTATCACAATGAAGTTTGACTTTGATGAAGTGCTACAGTGGGCAGGTGCAGTTTTAATTATTGCAGGGCACTCATTGAACGCCATTGGCCCTTCAATGTATCCTTATAATATTGTGGTCTTTGCCCTAGGAACCGTAGCGTTTTTAACCTGGGCCATTCGTGCAGGGAATCGACCACAAATGGCAGTTAATTTAGTGTCAATAGCCATTGGACTTGTAGGGTTAATATCTGCCTTTGGTTGACCAAAAATTTCCAACCTGCTATAATACTTGTATCAAGACTAAACAAGGATTAAAAATGAAATTGCGTGTCGTAACATGGTTTTTTGTTACCTACCTTGACGGTGACTATGGTTTTGGTAAGCGTAATAATGAATACTTTTACATTCCTGACGATGAAACATATAAAAAACATTTTCGAAAAGACTGGAAAATGTTGGATTTTATTTTGTACCAGTTAGCACCTAAAATTGTATTAAACAATAAAACAATACAAGCAAATCCCAAGCGATATGGAGAAATAATATCTGACTGGGAATTAGTTGACAACAGCTTTTTAACGGAATATGAGCAGTACCAAATTTGGCGCCATGGCGAGGTCTGTGACCCTACTCCGATTATACCGTCCTTTGTAGCCGGTCCTGGCGTCAGATATTAGGTGAAATTCTGCTTAATTTTTAAGCAGAAAAGTGTTGCTAAAATACAACAAAAATAGGCTCAAAATAACCCAAAAAACGGTTGACCAAAACCTAAAAACCGCTTATAATACATACATGTTAAGCAAAAAGGAGTTCAAAATGGAAGACTTTAAAAGCTGGGAAGAGATGAGCGATTTGGAGCAAGCCCAATGCACTTTTTGGGACATGTACAAGGATGCTTATGGCTTCCGTCCCCGCGGTATTGATACTTCTACTTGGACTCTTGAGCAGTTCCAAGATGAGTTTGTGATCTTGGGTCAAGCCATTGACCGCGAAGAGACAGCTCGCAAGGCTTCCGAAGCTGAGGCAATCGACAAGTTCGAGAAGCATGTAGTCAACACCATCTGTATGGGTGCTGGTGACCGTGCTACGGCACTTCGTTGGATCATGGATGCTTCTAGTGCCAATGGTGATTGGGAATATCTTTGCTACGATCTGGGCCTCCCATATCGCTACTTTTCGGTTGACAAGGTTGCAGTTTAATTGTATAATACAAACATGTTCAAAAAGGAGTTAACGATGTCAGCATTAAAAACATACTTGGTTCGTAAAAACGCATATGGTACAATCTTTGGTGCCAAAGAACTTACCCTGGACAATGCTACGGACCGTCAACGGATTGCTGATTCGATTGACTCAGATCTGAGTCCTGAGAATTTGTCATGCGACGGTGAGTTGCCCCGTAGTCTGGTTCAAGCCCGTTACAAGGAATTGACAGCCGCGGCAAAAGAATTGCAAAAGTTGGATCCCTCTGTTAAGTTTTACGAATTTGCTTAAGGAATAAAAATGGCATACGTTAGTCAAGAACTCAAAAGTAAGTTAAGCCCTGCTATCAAGGCAGTTTGCAAAAAGTATGGCATCAAGGCCAGTATTGCAGTTCGCAGTCACATGACCCTGTGTCTTAATATCAAAAGCGGTGCTATTGATTTTATTGGTAACAGCAATCGTGTGTGTGGTGCAGACTTTTACCAAGTGGCACGAGGCTTTAAACCCAACACCACTGGTTACGATCAAGTAAACCCTTATCACTTTCAAAATCATTATGATGGTGATGCTCGAGCATTCTTGACTGAGGTACTTGCAGTTATGAATGACGGTAACTGGGACAAGAGTGACATCCAAAGTGATTACTTTAATGTAGGTTGGTATGTGGATGTGAACATTGGCACCTGGAACAAGCCTTATACAGTAGCATAATGCCTTATAACATTGAGTTCCCTGCCTTGTATGCAATAACACAAATGCAAGCAGATAGGCTTAGAGCAGTTGGTGATAATTTAGAATACTATTCAGTAGATGTAAGGATTGATTATGAGCGGTGGATTCAGTACCAAACGGAATATGGCAAATGGTCGAGGGATTCCGTATCCAATGACTTCAATGGCTGAAGCAAATCAAAAACGTAGAAAGACTAAAATGAGTTTCAAACAAAAACTTCGCGAGTGGTTGTACGATGACAGCAACGAGACGCCACCTCACATTGAGCGTGATGAGAATGACTTGCGTGAAGAACAGGCTATCAACTTTAGTATAATCCCTGCGGCAGGTGGTCGCATTGTACAGGTACGGGTTTATGACCATCGCAAAGATCACAATGTGACTAAACTGCATATCATTACGCCCGAAGAGAACTTGGCTGAGAGCCTTGCACAAATCTTACAAATCGAACAACTGAGCCGATAATGGACGCATACAAGGAAGTTACCGGCGGCCAGTTTCCTGCCCACACTTATCTATTGGATGGCAACAACTTGGTGGCCTACATTAAGATAGGAGAGCAGAAGCCTTTCTATTTTAAGAATCCAATTAAAGGATTTGACCGACGTGGTCGCAAGTTTATAAAGACTGATTCTAAGACTTTCAATGCCAAGGTAGTGAGCCATCTCATTGAGGTAAAAGGATCAAATGGCAATAGTTACCAAGTTGATCCGGAAGCACGTACATGCACCTGCCCTGGCTTTTCATTTCGTGGATCATGCAAACATATAAATGTATAACCATAATGACATATTAATTGTAGGTGATAGCTTTGTAAAGGATAGGTCACACCCAACTGACTGGCCCATGGCATTGTTAACAATGCTGACAGGAAGCAAAGAGACACCAAATGGTGTAGGCATCGGCGGAACGTCTTGGTGGACTGCTAGAAAATGCATTGTCGATGCATTACAAAATCAGCCACCAAAAATTCTAATCATTTGTCATACTGACCCACTTCGTTTACCCAGCGACAAGGATATTGGACTCAATTCCGGCACAGTATTAGGTCAAAAATATGATACTAAAAATTCATATTGGTATTCTAAATTAGAGTTTGATGCCGCCGCAATGTATTATACTCATTTAATATCTACTGAGTTTCATAACTGGGCAAGAGACCAATGGTATAATGAATTAGACAGTCTTGTATTATCAGTTCCAATTGTTATTCACTTGCATTGTTTCCCAGACATTAAGTTTAGTAAACAAACAGAAAGTTTTGCTTTTAAGCACGGTATTACCTCAACTGAAATACTATTTGAATTACAGGTACAGGAATCTGGATCCGTACATGGTATTCATCCAGTTACATTTAGAAACCACTTTAGTCCAGAGAACAATGTCAAGATTGCCCAGACCCTTTATAGTGCTGTTATGACATTTGATCCTGCTAAGAATGGAACCAAACAGGA